CAACCTTTTACAAACTTCGTAAGCCAGAGGGAAAGGATGTAGTTGATGTCGATGATTTCAATTACAACTTTGATGAAATTGATACAGCGCTGAATGACGCGGCGAATGCATCCGGAGATATCTCAAACGGCAAAGTCTTCACGAGCATGGCAACCAGCAGAGTTGCTCCGGCTTCCGGTGATACGCTTGCAGTTATCGTAAGTAAAATTATGAAATGGCTGAATGATCTCGGAGCATCGGCGTTCAGGGCAGTCGCAAACAACTCCACCACCACAGCAGACGGGTATGTGGCTGATGCCAGGGCGCTTACAGCTGTAGCAAACAGAGTGGCATCACTCGAATCGTCTTTTCCGGATGGCTGTAGAATTATTGCAAGGGCTATCACCGCTGGCCGTGGGACTTATACATCTCCGGTAACCGGTGTCTCTACAGCCGATAATGCCAGCCCTACAATGATGGCCACTAATATCAAAACGCTGGCAACAAATAACTATAATGCCGCAAAAGTAGGAACAGCTCAGGCAGGAGATGTCCTCGCAGGAAAAACATTCACTAATAGCAACACTGTTGGCGGAAATGGTTCGCTTGCAGATTACAGGAATAATATCCAGACAGTCGCTACCACGGCTACAGGTGGAACTCCAACAGGGACAAGACCTGACAGCGTAACAGCCTGGACAGAAGATCTGAATGTTGCGGCTGGTGTCCATAATAAAGTAAGGGTAAATAAGCTTGCATCATACAAGCAGGGTGTGACGGATGCCGATAATCGTGCAAACCCAGATTCTGAAAATTATAAGGCAGGTGTCGCATCAGTAAAAACGGATAAAACTCTGACAGTCCCTACAACAAGAGGAACATCTGTAGATATTACTGATAACTGGTATACCAAAGTAAATAATACTGCTTGCTATGATGCCGGTGTTGCATCGGTTAAGCAAGCGCATAAACTGACACTGACAGCTTCACAAACTGGAACCGATATTGATATCGCGGATAACTGGTACACTACATGTGATGCATCAGCTGTTTATAATGCCGGTTATGATGCTGCAAGAACTGGTTTTGCTTTTGGTGCTGGTCAAGGCGGCAGCGGCACTGAAACAAAAATGCTCGCAAAAGGCAGATATCAAGTCCGTGGTATGATGCGTGGCAATGGTGGTAATCAATCATATATAAAGATAACTAATAGCCACGGAGATGTACTATATGAAAGAAAAACGTCTACATCATCAACCGGCAATCATGAGTCGTTTAACGGATATTTTGATATTGGTTCAAATGCATGGGTGACATTTAACTGGTTCGCGATTAACAGCGATTCTGGCTTTATCGCAGGTGGGGCATATAGAGAGTAGATTATATCATTAAAGGAACGAGACAATCCCCAGATTAGTCATAAAAGACTTTTCTGGGGATTCTTTAATATCTTTTTTACACTTGTCTATCCTGTGCTTTTTTGTATGGAGAAAAGAGTATGAATGTTGAAAAAAATCTAGGAGTAGTCACCGCATACGGATCTGCCATCCAGGGCGGCTACAACGGAACAGCAGAAGAGTTCTATGAGGAACTCGCTAATCTGCCGCAGTATGCAAGCCGTGCAGAAACTGCTGCAGAGACATCAGAAGAAGATGTCCAGACTGTGCTGGATGCCAAAGACGCTGCAGAAACTGCCGCGCAGAATGCATCAGATAGTGCGAGCACTGCCTCAACTGCAGCTCAAAACGCATCAGCGGCACAGCAGGCGGCAGAGGATGCACAGGCCGCCGCAGAGGATGCGGCTGCTTCGATTACGACGGATGATACGCTTTCCATTACAGGGAAGGCGGCAGATGCCAAGAAAACCGGAGACGAAATTGCAGAGTTAAAAAATGATTTAGACGAAAATGTTTCTGATTTAAAGAGTGCAATAACGCAGTTAGACACAGAAATATTTGGAGAAAACCCTAATATACCTATTAACGATATAGAACGTTATTACATGAATAATGAGGGCACGATAACTCTCAATTCAAGTTATAATCATGGTTTTGCTAATATTTCTGATAAGACAAGCGTTATTGTAGATTCCACAGCATTATCTGACACAGTAATAATCAATGTATGCAATCAGAACAAAGAATTTATTCGCAATATTGTTAATTGGGGTTCACCTAATACATACAATATAAATGTTACAAGTGGTGATTATTATGTGTGTGTTTCAGCAAAAACAGCGGATTTACCAGTCATAACTGTTTCTTCAACAGAAGTAAGTACAGATAATGTTTTAGCAAGGCTTGATACTATTGAAGAAACTAACACGGAATTTACCAATGAAATTAATAATGTTTCAATTTATGCGTCAAATTTTGAAAGAATAAATTTCTTTAAGCATTACAATATTATCAATGCATACATTGATAATAGCTATACCATAAAAAGCAATGCCAATAATAAGACCGTGTGGGTGAAACTCCTTCCGAACACTTTGTATTGCCTTTCTGTCGATAAAAAGGCGAACACGGATATGAGAGCCGCTCTTTATAATGCTGAACCTATAGCAGAGCTAACCGGGCTTGATGCTGGTTATGCTAATACGGTGGCAACATCGTTTTATAGAACATTCACCACAACAAATGACTATGTTTATCTTGCAATAAAATATTGGGTAACAGGTGCATCTACTTATACAGAGCAGGAAGTGCTTGATTCAATCAAGATTTTAATTTCAAATGGATGTGTAACCGCTGACATTGTTTCAAAACTAAATAACGCAAAACATGTTCCGAGTAATGCAATAACGCCTTTAACGCTTGTGCATTTCAGTGATTTACATGCTGACACTCAGGCATTAAAAAGGATTACAAGCGGAATAGACGCCCTTGATGCTTCGGTTGACGATTCTATTTGCACTGGTGATATCGTCGGTAATACAGCAGGGCAAATCCGTGACTGGTGGCCTGACAACATATTGACTTGTGTCGGGAATCACGATACCGCATCTTATTCTCAGGGATCGTATAACTGGACAGCATTAAGCATGGCTGATCGAGATGCTTATTATATTGCACCATTTGAAAGCAACTGGGGCATTACGCATACTGCTGGAACGTCCTATTATTACAAGGACTATGCTACGCAAAAAGTACGCTTGATTGTTATGGACGTTATGCTCTACAACGACAATGGAGCAGAAGCAGCGGCACAAACGGCGTGGCTTGAAAATCTGCTTGCTGATGCTATCACAAACAATATGCATGTTATAATTGCGATTCACGCCCCCCACGGCGGTGCAACGGCTGAGGATTGCTCCTTTAGCAGATACGGGCAGACTGCAATGCCAACATATAATGATTGTAATACACCACAATCCGTTATCGACACGGTAGCGGCGAAAATCACGGACGGGTTGAAGTTTGTTGGGTATCTTGTTGGTCATGATCACCAAGACAACATCTGGGATGCAGAAAATGACGGTACTCAGTTAATGTATTGCATTACCTGTGCGGCAGTAACACAAACAGCACAGTGGAATAAATCTGACCAATTTAGGGATGCGTTCCATGACGCATACAACATTCTCACCATTGATACCGCAAATACGCTTGTAAAAATTATCCGTGGCGGTGGGGCAGATATTGATGACCACATGAGAACACGCAAGGCTATTTGCTTCAACTATTCAACTGGGCAGATGGTCGGTGAGGTTCTTTAAATAACACAATCGGAAATGTTGCCGTAACTATGGGCGGTGTAGATATAACATCGACTGCATATGCAAACGGGAAAATTTCTATTCCGGCTATTACTGGAAATATTGTAATAACGGAAAGCTGATTCTATCTTAAATAACACTTTAATTCAGTAACTTAACAGTATTAAAAGCGTCTTTAACGCTGTAACTACAAAGCCCAGAGGAGCAGAATATAATGGAATTGGGAGCGGCTTCGGTCGCTCCCTTTTAATTACAAGGAGGGCATATGCGAGCAGCATTATGTACAACTATTGGAGTAATTGGAAGCGGCATTGCCGCGTTGTTTGGAGGATGGGACGTGTCGCTTCAGTGCCTTCTCTGGTTCATGGCGATCGACTACATCAGCGGTCTGATCGTTGCCGGAGTATTCAAAAAATCAAATAAGACAGATGCAGGAGGCCTCGAGAGCCGCGCAGGATTCAAGGGCCTTTGCCGGAAGGCAGCAGTGCTCGCCCTCGTTCTGATGGCTCATTATTTGGATATGGTCGTCGGGACGGCCTTCGCAAGAGACGCGGTGTGCATCGGCTTTATCGTGAACGAGGGACTGTCAATACTTGAGAATGTTGGGCTAATGGGTATCACGTACCCGGCAGCGATCAGAAAAGCACTCGATGTATTGAGTCAGAGAGCGGAGGAAGAATGATGGCATACGTGTGGCTCACATTTTTCTTTGTCGTGATATTATTTTTCGGAATCGGCACGGACTAGGAGGCGTTATGCGCTGGATCAAAGATACACTGATCGGGATTGGAGCGCTGATTCTTCTGGCGGTGCTCCTGGTAGTGTTTCGAGATATGGAGGACACATGGCTGTAGTTAGATTAGCTCAGGCTTCGCATGATGAGCGGGGCACTTATCATGGAGGAGCTGCCGGAGACCAGACCGGCGACGAATTGAATATCCGAACATGGTATAACCGGCCATGGGATACAGTCCTTCGCGCCAAGGATAAAAACTTCGGGATTCTGCTCGCACAGATTGCGCAGATCCTCGTCAAATGCGTTCTGATCGGCTATGACCAGTACGAGAGGACGACGCTGTACGACCAGTGCGAGCTGATCGGGTGGAACATCAACCGAATCAACGAAATTAAGCCGTGTGAATGTGACTGCAGCAGTCTGGTCGCGGTCATCCTGCGCTTCTGCGGGATCAGCGTCTCCAAGAGCATTAACACGTCCCTGATGACGTCCGCACTGCAGAAGACCGGCCTCTTTGAGGTCCTCCGGGATCCTAAATACCTGACCAGCGGAGACTATCTCCGGAAGGGAGACATCGTGCTTAATACCTGGCACCATGTCGCCGTATGCCTTGACAATGGAGGCAAAACGGCGGAGACCTTCACACCGTACCTCGCGACTGTATCCGTCCAGACGCATCTCAAGGTCCGCACGGGACCGGGGACAAACTATCCGGAGTTTATGGTCTACGGAGGGGACGGAACCTGGACACCTTGGCGGTTCCCTCCGGCTGCGCTGGTCGTGATCGTAGAAGAGCGATCCGGCTGGGGCAGGGTCGGCAACACGATCGGCTGGGTGTCCCTTGCTTTCACGACAAAATCACAATGATGGACGCGTCCGTCGTGGTTTTGGGACCCGCGCTATTACCCCCGGCGCGGGTCCTTTTTTACGTTTAAAACAGACGACGATCAGGCCATCAAGGACGACTGCTCCCGTGTTCGCGTACGATCTCGCCTTTTCCACTATGAGCGCCGTACGCGAACACCGCGTCGGCGCTTTTTCTGTCGTGTTGTAAAGGACAGTGATGTCCTCATCAGACACGACTACATCAGCCACAAACGCATCCAGGAGCTTCCGGCGGAAGTCCGGATCCGTCACGTCTCCCGCGCGGAAAGACTGCAGCCATCCGCGGATCAGGTCCTCCGGGATCACGGTCTGATTCAGCTTTTCCTTCTGCAGATCCACTTCGGCGCCGGCGATCTCATCCTCCAGCTCGTGGAGCCGCCCGATCATAGAGCTCGCGCCTTCCTCGATCGCTCTCGACACATTATCCCTGCGCCTGTGCAGATCTGCCAGATGCTTCTCTAGCATCTCTTCCTCGGATCCCTTTTTCTGGTCCTGCTGGATCGTCATGATCCGTCCGACCAGCTTCTCGATCATTTCATCCGTCAGGACATCTGCAGCAGTGTGCTGCACGACCAGATCCTCCAGCTCTTCCCGTCCAATCTGTTTGATGTCATTCCCCGGGCATCTGTAATATGTATATTTCTTCCCGGACTTTCCCGTCCCGGTCATACCGTTGAGCATCTTCCCGCATTTTCCGCAGTGACATTTACAGCTTAATAAGTAGCACACCCTCGCCCTCCCTGCCGCGTTGCGGCTCGTGTGAAAGTTTTTATTCGCATCCGCGAACAATTCCTCTGTGACGATCGGCTCGGCGTCGATCCGGATCCCGTGGACTTCAAAGCGCCCGAGGTATCTCTCGTTGTGCAGGATCCGGTGCAAGGTGGCGTTCGGCGCGTTGATGCCGTAGCGCTCCAGAATGGCCCGTTTTTCGTCCAGGGTGGCGCCAGCGGCCTGCGCCTGGAACAACTTACGGACAGCAGGCGCACGCTCAGGATCGACCTGTATGGTGCCGTCTTCGGCGCGCATGTATCCGATCGGGAGCTTTCCCATCGGCAGCCGTCCCTTTTTCGCGCTTTCCTTCTGCCCGCGGATGATCTTCTGGCGCAGGTCGGCAGAGTAGTATTCCGCGAGGCCTTCCATCAGGCTCTCCAGCAGGATCCCTTCCGGACCTTCCGGAATCGACTCGCGCGCGTACATCAGCGTGACGCCTGCACGCCGCAGCCGGATCTTATTTACAGCGATGTCCTCTCGGGACCTGCCAAAGCGGTCGATCTTCCACACGATGACACAGTCAAACAGGCCGCGATCCGCGTCCTTCATCATCCGCTGGAACTCGTCCCGGCCATCTACGCTCTTTCCTGAGACGTGCCGGTCCGCGTACAGCCCGATCACGTCTATGCCCTTTTGCCGCGCGAAGGCCGTGCAGTCGGTCACCTGTCCCTCGATAGACTGGTCCGTCTGCCGCGGGCCTTCACTGTATCTTGCGTATATCACGCCTCTCATCTGATGCCTAACCTCCGAAGTACATCAATTTGTGTTTCCGCATCCGCTGAACGGAACGCAGTCAGGAGGGCGAACTCTTTCGGACTGAGCCGGTTCCCGAGATCAGCCAGGTCATTATCATAGCTTCTGGCAGGTTCTTTGCGTGCGTTTGTCATTCCGAGTAAATAATCAGAAGACACGCCAAAGAAATCCGCGATCCTGCGAATGGCTTCCAGATCGGGCTCCCTTCGGCCCTGCTCATACATACCAATCGCGCTCCGAGAAGTGCCGAGGCCTTTCGCGAGAGCATCCTGAGAAAGCTCCTTTTCCTGTCTGAGGCTCATGAGTCGGTTTGCAAATGTTTTTTCCATGATATTATCCTCCTTCGATAAGTATACACGAATTGTGAAGAAAAAGACACAAAATGTGTTGACACGTAACGTGGCATGGTGTACTATGTAGACCTAGACACAATATGTGTCAACGCAGAGATAAGGAGGACAGGAAGATGGCAACAAAGGAAGAAGAACTGAAAGCACTGGAGCAGATCAGGAAGATCGTCGAAGGACTCGGCGAGGACAGCTACATCGGGATAGCATTCGAGGGATGCCTCGACGACGCGGAAGAAAATATCCGGAACGACTTCGCGCTCAGTATGAACGGGCGCTGGCAGGACGCAGAACAGAAGGTTGAGCGGCTCAATGCAGAGCTGATCCTCGAAAGGGCCAATAACGATAAACTCCGGAAGAGGGTGGAAGAGGCCGAGGAAACGGCCCGGCAGAAGAGCGAAAAAGTTATCGAGTATCACAACGACATGGTCGAAAATTGGAACAAGTTCCGGGAGCAGGAAGACAAAGCGGATGCGATGGAGCAGGAGATCATCAAGCTGAAGGCTAAGCTGTACGACATGATGATGGAACGGGAGGAAGCAAAGGCATGACCAACGCAAGGAAACAGGCTCACATGAGCGTTATAACATGGATCATCGCATCGTGCTTGTCTGGCGCAAGCGTCAAGGATCTACTGGCCACCGCAGAAGAACTCTATGAAGAGGGAAGCATGACAAGGGCAGAGTACCGGATCGCGATCTATATGCTCTCCCAGATAAAGGAGGTAGTGGGATGAGAGCAAACGAGACTATGGCGGCCTTTATGGACGAACAGGACGCGATCCATGACCGCGAGATCTTCGTCCACAATCTGGGATGGCTGCTCTCGCAGACCCGCGACGGGGTGCTGGGATGCGATCTTATCAACGCGGAACAGCCCGACGAGTTCGTGCTAGTCACGTACAAGGGCGGAGGCACACGGATGATCAACACATACATGGACAGCTACGCGGCGATCATCCGGGACGTCGCGAAACGGTTCCAGTAAGGAGGGACAGACGTGAAGAAGGGTGACGTAATCCAGTGCCTGGATAAAAAGGATCTGCAGCGGACCATGAAGGACTTATCTGCTGCAGGGTTCCACGCCGTGAAGGACAGCGGCCAGAACTTCAATGTCGTCATCACCGGAGTTCCGGCGACAGGGTACATGGTAGCGGCCGCTGACCAGAACGGGCGAAGGCAGAATGCCTACTGCGACACTCTGGAAGAGGCAGAAGAAATCGCGGCAGAATACGGCGGCCAGTACGAGTTTGTGGAGATCCTGGAAGGATATCCGGGAGAATGGAAGGAAAGGAGGTGAGGCATATGGATGCTAAGAGGATCGGCAGAAGACTAAGGGAGCTGCGCGGAGTTTTTCGCACGCAGGACGAAGTGGCGAATGCAATCGGTATCGACAGATCAGCTCTGTCAAGGTACGAAAACGGCGACGCAATTCCCTCTGATTCTGTTAAGATCGCGATCGCCACTTACTATGGAACTACAGTGGGCGAAATTTTTTTTGCTGAAGAATGACACGATATGTGTCAGAAGAGGATCAAAACATGGATGAACAGCTAAACGCTCTTGCCCTGGCCGCCCTTGAGGCGATCAGAAAACACATAGAGGAAACCAAAGAAGAAAGGAGGAAATAGATGAGAACACTGCAGAAACTGATCTGCCTGATCGGGATTCTATGCTTCTGCCTCGGCGGAAGTTCGATGGACAGCAAGAACCTGCTGATCCCGGCGGCGCTCACCATCGGCGGCGGCCTGCTGGCACTCGCCACGTATCACGCTTATGAATTGTAAGGAGGAAAGAAGATGAGCAAGTTGAACCAAAGTTTTGCAAACCACTATGTAACGATCGCGACGCTCCTGGAAGAGCAGTCGAAGCTCTTGGAAAGCGACACGAAGCACCGGGAAGCCCGCGAGGTAATGAAGGAAGGCGCACGCTGCCTGAAGGAGTGCGCAGTCAGATTGGAGGAAGAAGCATGAAGATCACAGTTGAGTTCGACGGCATGGAAGAGTTCCAGAAGTACATAACATTTGGAAACGAAATCAAAATAACCGACGAAGGGATAGTCGTCAGGCCGAGCCACGTTCTTCCCGGACAGAGTTTGGAAGAAAGGACAAACGCGGATATAAAGGCAGATGAGGTCGCTGCAGGTACCGAAAAACCCGCCGAAAAAGCTCAGGAAGAGCCTGCAGAGGAAAAGACAGAGGATTCCGCACCCTTCGAGGAAAAGCCCAAAATCGACGAATCCTACCGCCTTGAGGTACGCAGAAAGCTCGCAGCACTGAATAAGCTGGAGACAGGGAACCCGGCAAAGAAGCTGATCGCGGAGACCGGATACAAGCGCCTGACGGATGTCCCGCTGGATCTCCTGCCGGGGCTGATGGAGAAGGCAGAGGAGGCAATGAACAATGTCTAGGACACACGCAAAGCTCTCGCCATCCGCGGCGGAGAGGTGGATCCATTGCCCCGGCTCGATCAGGCTCTCGGAGCAGTGCCCGCCAGCGCCGTCCAGTGACTACGCCGACGAGGGAACTGCAGCGCACAGGCTCGCGGAACTGAAAGTCGAATGCGGTCTTGTCCCGATCGGAGATCCGAAGCTCACGCAGGACTTCGAGACGGCCCGCGCTTCGCAGTACTACTGCGGCGAAATGGAAGAAGCAACAGAGTTCTACGCGGACCGGGTGCAGGAGATCTACGCGAAGGCCCTGCAGAAGGATCCGTCAGCGGAGCTGATGGTCGAGCAGCACTTCTCCCTAGAGGACTGGATCCCGGGCGGCTTTGGCACCTCGGACGCAGTCGTGATCGGCGACGGAGTAATCGAGGTGATCGACCTGAAATACGGCAAGGGCGTCAAGGTGGACGCCGTGGGGAATCCGCAGCTGCGGCTGTATGGCCTCGGCGCGGCGATGCTCTTCGGCGACATTTACGACTTGAATACAGTCCGGATGACGATCATCCAGCCGCGGCTCGACCATATCAGCACGGAAGAGATGCCGCTCATGGATCTGTTCAAATGGGCGGAAACGGTCGTCGCTCCGGCTGCGAAAGAGGCGGCAGGCGAGAAGGGTCACACCGAGAGTGGCGACTGGTGCCGCTGGTGCCCGGCAAAAGCAGTCTGCAGGACACGGGCGGAGAAGCAGCTGGAGCTCGCAGAATACGATTTCTGGGATCCGAACCTGCTGCGACCTGACGAGATAGGCGACATCCTCACCAAGGCGGAAGAGCTGCAGCGGTGGGCGTCAGATGTGCAGGAGTACGCACTGCAGGAAGCACTCGCCGGCCAGCACTACGACGGCTGGAAGCTCGTCGAGGGTAGGAGCGTCCGGAAGTACGCGGACGACCTGAAGGTCGCCGAGACACTGCAGGCGGCAGGATGGCCAGAGGCAGCGCTGTACGAACGCAAGCTCTATGGCATCACGGCGATGGAGAAGATCGTCGGGAAGAAGAAGCTGACGGAGGTCCTCGGGGATCTGATCGTCAAGCCGGCGGGAAAGCCGGTGCTGGTCCCGGAGTCGGATAAGAGGGAAGCAATCAACACAACGGAAGCGGCAAGAGCCGACTTCGCGGATTAAGGAGGAATTAGAACTATGGCAACAAAGGTTATCACAGGAAAAGTCAGATTCAGCTATGTGAACATTTTCAGAAGCAGATCCTTCCAGGATGGGCAGGATGCGAAGTACAGCATCTGCCTGTTGATCCCCAAGAGCGATAAGGCCTGTATCGCAAAGATCCGGAAGGCAATTGACGCAGAAATCGAAGAGGGCATCGCGTCGAAGTGGGGCGGGAAGAAGCCGAAGAACCTGAAGCTCCCGCTGCGCGATGGCGACGAGGAGAGAGCAGACGAGGCACCTGAGTATGAGGATATGTATTTCCTGAATGCGAACAGCGACACGAAGCCGGGCGTCGTCGACAAGGATCTGAACGAGATCTTGGATCCGGACGAAGTCTACTCCGGCTGCTGGGGCCGTGCGAGCATTAACTTCTTCCCTTATGACAGAAAAGGGAATCGCGGTATCGGTGTAGGCCTGAACCACATCCAGAAGCTCAAGGACGGCGAGCGCCTCGGCGCTGCCCGTGCGGCTGCAGAAGACGACTTCGGCGACGGATTCAAGGATGACGAGGAGGACTTCTGAGATGGAAAAAAATCTCTATTGGGCTCTTCGGGAGATGGGGTTAAACGCCAACGCAGCCAAAAGCAAGACCGCGGAGGCAGTGGTAGACACCGTACTCGCTGAGGACATCGGAAGGATTAAGGCAGTGAACGCTCGGCTGACCGACATCGAAGACACCTTACAAGGGGACGGCGAAAAGATAAAGAGCATTCTGGACTCGTTCCAGAAGCTCTCAGAGGTCGAGGGAGAGCTGTCGTCCGACCGAGCAAGAGACGCGCTTCTTCTTTGGCGCGAGATGCTTCGCGTCGCGCTGGAATATCAAGTGGATCCATCAAGCGCCGCACAAAATATCGGTTACGTGATGTATGCGGTGTTCGGCGGCCAGGCCAAGACGATTATCGGAGGGCCACAATGAGGACCCTCAGCATCGATGTTGAAACCTTTAGCTCTGTCGACCTGGGTGCCTGCGGGCTCCACAAGTACATGGAGAGTGACGACTTCGAAATTTTGTTGATCGGTTACAGCTTCGACGGCGGTCCGGTGCAGGTGCATGACTGCACCGAGCCGGGCTGCTGGCCGAGAGATCTGCTGCAGGCGCTCACGGATCCGAACGTGGAAAAGCGTGCGTACAATGCCGCTTTTGAAAGATGTGCCTTCGCGACTGCTCTGGAGGAAGAAATGCCTCCAGAGCAGTGGAGCGACACGATGATCATGGCTCTCGAGATGGGACTGCCGGGGTCCCTGGCCGCTGCGGGTATGGCTTTAGGCCTGCCGGAGGACCAGCTGAAGGATCCGATCGGCAAGAGCCTGATCCAGTACTTTTCGAAGCCCTGCCGGGCGACAAAGGCAAACGGCGGGAGGACGCGGAATCTGCCACGGCATGATCCGGAGAAGTGGAAGCTGTACATCGAGTATAACCGGCAGGACGTTGTAACAGAAATGGCAATCAGGTCGAAGCTCAGGCCGCTCGCAGAGAGCGAGCAGCGCCTCTGGTGCCTTGACCAGCGCATGAACGATCACGGCGTCCGGATCGACATCCCGATGGTCGAGAAGATCGTAGAGTATGACGAAAAACGGCGCCGGGAGCTTCAGGAAGAGGCCATGGAGCTGACGGGGCTGTCTAACCCGAACAGCATCTCACAGCTGCGTCCCTGGCTCGAAAAGCAGGGTATTCCGCTCACTCAGCTCGCGAAGGATACAGTCGCGGCGGCGCTTAAGCTCAAATACCTACCGGAGGACGTGCGCCGGGTCCTTGAGATCCGGCAGGCACTCGGGAAGACGTCCACGGCGAAGTACGGGACGATGCTCGGGGCGGTATGCAGTGACGGCCGGATCAAGGGGATCCTGCAGTTCTACGGGGCGAACCGGACCGGCCGATGGGCGGGGAGGATCGTGCAGGTGCAGAACCTTGCTAGGAACTCCCTGCCGGATCTGGACCTTGCGAGGACACTGACGGCTCAGGGCGACTTTGAAACACTGGAGACGCTATTCGGGGAAACGGCCTTTGTCTTCTCGGAGCTCGTCCGGACGGCATTTATTCCGTCCAAGGGGTGCCGATTCGTCGTCTCGGACTTCTCGGCGATCGAATGTCGCGTGGTCAGTTATCTGGCCGGTGAGAGCTGGGTCCTGGATGCCTTCAAGGCCGGGAAGGACATCTACTGCGAGACTGCCTCGATGATGTACCATGTCCCGGTTGTAAAGCACGGGGAAAACGCAGAGCTCCGCCAGAAGGGAAAAATCGCAACGCTCGCCTGCGGTTATGGCGGCGGCGTCGGTGCCATGAAGGCGATGGACCGCGGCGGCTCGATCCCGGAGGAGGAACTGCAGAGCGTTGTCGACCAGTGGCGTCAGGCGAATCCGAAGATCTGCAAGCTCTGGCGCCGGTGCGAGATGGCGGCCAGGACAGCACTGGGGGAGCGACGGGCGGTCAAGGCGACGAAGGACATCATCTTCCGACCTGCAGACGGGAACCTGTTAGTGCAGTTGCCATCCGGGCGGTCCATCTGCTACTGGAAAGCCAGGATCGACGAGGAAGGGCAGATCCTGTACATGGGCGTCAACCAGACCACGAAGCAGTGGCAGGAGATTGAGACCTGGGGCGGGAAGATCGTAGAGAACATCGTGCAGGCGGTCGCGCGGGACTGCCTTGCGGTCGCGATGCAGCGCGTCGAGGCGCGCGGCTACAAGATCGTGATGCATATCCACGACGAGATGATCGTCGACGTGCCGATCGAGCTTAACCCGGGTCATGTACTGGAAGAGATCAATGCGGCGATGAGCTCGGAGATAGAATGGGCGCCGGGGCTTCCGCTTAAAGGGGACGGCTACGTGTGCGACTACTACAAGAAGGATTAAGAATATGGACAGAATACTGAGGATTAACTACGGCCGCGGGAAGATGTGCATCAATGTCGACACGTTCTTCCCGACATCCAGGACGCGGATCCGCAAGCTCGGGCGGATCATGCGCATAGACTACGAGCACGACAGGAAGGATGAACTCATCGAAATGCTGGAAGACCGGATGCAGGCCATCAAGGAAGAATGGCGGGATCTGTACGACGGCATGGGTGAGAAGAAGATAAAACTGGAAGACGCGCAGAGGACCTTGTATATGCGGCGGCAGCTCGTCGATAACCTCCGGAAACGGAAGGAAAAAGCCCTGCTGGAGGACGCGATGCTCTCCCGAAAAAATGCTGAAGAGATCGAGCATGATCTCCGACTTGAATACAGGGCGGCAAAGGCGCGGCTGAACAGACTGGAGAGAGACTATAAAGCACTGAAACAGAACGTGGAGGTGATGAAGGATGAAATCTAGCTCGGCCGTGATCAGCATGGCGGACAAGGCCATGCAGGTCCAGTATGACACGGATCTGCTGATCTCGGAGGGAACAAGCAGATTCGAGACGCACTGGAAGAACAAAAAGACACGGTGGTCGCTTCTGCTGAAAAGGCTGTCCGAGAGCTTCCAGACGCATGAGACGCACGCGGCCTACATGAAGATGGCCAAGGATGAACAGGACCGGATCAAGGACATCGGCGGCTTCGTCGGCGGCCACCTGAAGGGCGGCAGGCGCATCAACGGGAATGTGGCCGCACGCCAGATCATAACTCTTGATGCAGACTTCGCGCCGGGTGACCTTGCCGGTGAGATCCGGGACAGCTTTGCCCTTGAGTGCGCATGGGCGATCTACTCAACCCACAAGCACACGCCGGACAAGCCGAGGCTTCGCCTGATCATCCCGCTTGATCGGGAGGTCAGCGCGGACGAGTACGAGGCGATCGCCCGCAAGGTCGCGGAGCATGTCGGAATAGACTGGTTCGATGATTCGACCTATCAGGCAACGCGGCTGATGTACTGGCCAAGCCACAGCGCGGACGTGTCGCCGTTTTTCGACAGCAACGACGCGCCGATCCTGAAGGCAGACGACGTCCTGAAGGAATACCGTGACTGGACAGACATCGCCGAGTGGCCGGAGTCGTCCAGGATGACCGGCATCCGCAAGAAGCAGGCGGACAAGCAGGGCGATCCGACGGAGAAGAAGGGCATCGTCGGCGCCTTCTGCCGCACGTACACAGTGACGGAGGCGATGGAGAGATTCCTGCCGGGTGTCTATGTACCAACGGCCAAGGAAGACCGCTACACTTACGCGGCCGGCTCCACTGCTGCCGGTGTCGTGATCTACGAGGGAGGGAAGTTCTTCTACTCCAACCATGGCACGGATCCGCTCGGCGGGCAGCTGCTCAATGCGTTCGACCTCGTGAGGCTATACAAGTTCCGGGACCTGGACGAAGGAATCGACAAAAAGGGCGTCAGCGCTCCAAGTTACAAGGCCATGACGGAACTGGCCAGAGACGATGAGAACGTCCGCGTCACGATCGCAGAGGACGTGCAGGCACAGGCTGCGGAAGATTTTGCAGAGGACGACGACTGGAGGAAACGTCTACACGTTTCCGAGAAGGGCCTGTCTGCCGATGCCTGGAACGCAGAGCTGATCCTCGAGAACGAGGAGCACCTGCAGGGCATCCGGTACAACGAGATGGACCGCCGGATCGAGGCGAAGGACGTGCCATGGGAGCGGCCTTTCGACACATGGAGAGACGCGGACGACGCGCAGCTCTACCAGTGGATCGTCCGGACATACGGCGTGCAGTTCCCCCAGGAGAAGTTCGCGAGGGCGCTCATCGCAGTAACAGACCGACGGCGCTTCCATCCTGTCAGGGAGTATCTGGAAGGCCTGCCAGAGTGGGACGGCGTCGCACGGGTGGAAACGCTCCTGGTCGACACGCTTGGCGCTGAGGACAATCTCTATGTCAGGGAAGCGACGCGGTGCTGCCTGATCGCGGCGGTTGCGAGAGTCTACGAGCCCGGTGTCAAGTTCGACAACGTCCTGATCGTGCAGGGCCCGCAGGGAATCGGGAAGTCTTACCTCTTCGGCCAGCTCGGCGGCAAATGGTACAGCGACAACCTGAGCGTCTCGGATATGCGGGACAAGACGGGAGCCGAGAAGCTGCAGGGCTACTGGATCCTTGAGCTGTCGGAGCTGACCGGGATGCGGAAGGTCGAGGTCGAGGCAGTGAAGGGCTTTATCGCGCGCAAGGAGGACATCTACCGGGCGGCATATGGCAGGAACACGGAGGTGCGGCCACGGCAGTGCGTGATTGTCGGCAGCACGAACGACGACACAGGATTCCTCCGGGACGTTACCGGGAACCGGCGATTCTGGCCGGTGAAGGTGACAGGCCAGTGTGAGCGGCACCCGTGGGATCTGACGCCGGAGGAGGTCGACCAAGTATGGGCGGAGGCGAAAGCCCTCTATGACATGGGCGAAGGTGTCCTCCTGTCGCCGGAGGCACTGCAGATGGCGCAGGATGCTCAGCGCGACGCGATGGAGCAGGACGACCGGCAGGGTCTTGTGGAGGAATATCTGGAGCGGCTCCTGCCGGAAGGATGGGATCAGATGGACATCGACCGCCGGATGCTCTTCCTGGACAGCGACGAGGTTGGGACGGTCAGGAGGACGGAGGTCTCGAATATAGAGATATGGGTCGAAGCCCTCCACGGTGTCGGGACGAAAATGGATCCGAACAAAGACAGCAGAGCGATCGGCATGATGATGGCGAGGATCCCCGGATGGAAAAAGACCGGAGAGCGGCATCGAATAACGGGCTACGGCCTCCAGAGGATTTACCGAAGAGTGTGACAGTGTGACAGATGTGACAATTAAAGATATTGGTAGATAGATAAATTAATAGATATACGCGCGCGTAAGAGCGCGTAAAACACGCGTATAGGATATTAAGAAAATTACTGTCACTCGTCGCATCTGTCACGGGAAAGGGTAAAAAGCCCGAAAATACAAGGTTTTTGAGGTGTGACGGCATATGGAGAGAGAAAGAGACGTTGAATCAAGGCTGCGAAAGCAAATCGAAGACATGGGCGGACTGTTTTGGAAGTTTATCAGCCCCGGAAACAATGGGGTGCCCGACCGGATCGCCATATTCCCCGACGGACGGATCGTATTTGTGGAACTGAAAACAGCACGCGGGGTAGTGTCGAGGCTCCAGTCGTATCAGATCAGCAAGCTGGTGACAATGCATCAGCAAGTATGCATCGTGAGGGGAGTAACGGGCATGAATGCATTCCTGCGAGATATGCGGGAGCACTCGGTAGAATCTATCGACTATGACTCTGACGGGGAAGAGTACCCGCTTCTGCAGGAATGAGGGGCGTCATGGAATTTAAACCACATAACTACCAGACGCGGGCGATCGACAGGATCATCAGCCAGAAGAGCGTCGGGCTATTCCTGGATATGGGCTTAGGCAAGACGGTCATCACCATGACTGCCATCCAGGAGCTGATCTATGACAGGTTCGACGTCCGGAAGGTGCTGGTCATAGCGCCGAAGCGAGTCGCGGAGGATACTTGGACGCGCGAGGCGGCGAAGTGGGACCACCTTGATCTGACGATCAGCCCGATCCTGGGAGACGCGAAGCAGAGGACCGCAGCACTCGGTCGGGAGGCTGATCTGTACGTGATCGGTCGCGACAATGTGACCTGGCTGGTGGAGCTTTTGCAGAATCGGCGGAAGGGCTGGCCGTTCGACATGATCGTGATCGACGAGCTGAGTTCTTTTAAAAATCCGCAGGCGAAACGGTTCCGGGCACTGCGGAAGGCAATCCCGTGCGTGAGCAGGGTCGTCGGCCTTACCGGCACGCCATCACCCAATGGGCTCATGGACCTGTGGGCGGAGATCTATCTGCTGGACCAGGGTGAGCGCCTTGGGAGGACAATCGGGTGGTACCGGGATGAGTTCTTTCGGCCGGGAATGCGGAACGGCTACACGGTTTATAAGTGGGAGCCGCGACGCGGGGCACAGCAGGAAATCGAGAAGCGGATCAGCGACATCTGCATCAGCATGAGCGCGAAGGACTACCTGCAGCTCCCCGGGCGGATCGACAACGTGATCCCGGTGCGACTCAGTGAGTCGGAAAAAAGTTTATACGACCAGATGGAAGAAGACCAGCTGCTGCAGATGGGAGAGGACGAAACAGTCGTCGCGCTGAACGCGGCGGCCGTAATGAGCAAGCTCCTGCAGATAGCGAACGGATCTGTCTATCTGGAGACCGGGGCGCCGGTCAGGATTCATGAGAGGAAAGCCGAAGCGCTGGAGGAGATTGTCGACACGACGGCTGAACCGGTTCTGGTTTTCTACAGCTTTCGGCATGACCTTGACACGATACAGCGGAGGATCCCGGACGCCAGGACACTGAACGGCCCGGAAGACATTGCCGCATGGAACCGCGGGGAGATCAGAGTGCTGCTGGCGCATCCGGCTTCGGTCGGTTATGGGCTGAACCTGCAGGAAGGCGGGCACATGATCGTCTGGTACGGGCTCACGTGGTCACTCGAGTTATATCAGCAGGCGAACGCAAGATTGCACCGGCAGGGGCAGGAAAAGCCCGTGATCGTGCATCACCTGATCGCCGAGGGAACGGTCGACGAACAGGTCATGCGGGCGCTGCAGGCAAAGAACACATCACAGGCGGCACTTTTGGCCGCCTTAAAAGAAAGGAGCGGGAAATGAAAATTGAATTTTATCACGGTGCCCTTGCGGATACATATGAAGAACAGGCGAACAAGCAAGGCTGTACATTTGGCGATAAAGCTGATTTTGTGCAAAAAGTGGGTTTTGGGCTAACCGCCGCACATATCCACGGATGCATCACCGATTCTGAGTATGATCGGATTTTGCGAAGGTTTCAAACCAAAATCCTTCTGAAGTTTTTGAAAAGGAGGCAAGGATGAGGGAAATGACAAACGACCAGAGGGCAAAGAGTGACGCGGGCAAGCTGCAGCTAACATTGGTCCCCAGGCAGATGATCCGGGATGTCGCAGAGGTTCGTATGTACGGCAACGCAAAATATCCGGAAGGCGGCCCTGAGAACTGGCGACAGGTAGAGCCAGAGAGATATAGGGACGCACTTTGCAGGCATCTGCTGGCATACCTGGATGACCCTGCGGGTGTGGATCCGGAGAGCGGGATCAAGCACCTGAAGCACCTGGCCTGCAACGTGGCCTTCCTGTGTGAGATGGAGGATAAGGAATGAAATGTCCGTTTTGTGGAGAACATGCCGTCGTCATGGATACAAGGGCGTACGGCGCAGGGCTGATCAGGCGCCGGAAGTGTAAGGCGTGCGGCCGGCTGTTCTACTCCGAAGAGCTGCCAATCGAGTACACCGACGGGCTGGATAAGATGAAGGAGGCACAGCATGATCATTACCACCGTAAGATCATCAAGAAGAAAAAGGATTAAGGCAGCGGTCATCGTGATCGAGGTGGTCGTCCTGCTCTGGCTGCTGGGACTGTTGTGGAGGATGTGATGATAGGGGAACGAATCAAGAGGCGAAGAACAGAATTAGGAATTTCGACTGCAGAACTGGCAGGCAGGCTCTATCTTTCCGCGAGCGCGGTCAGGCAGTGGCAGCACGGAGACACGATCCCGCGGGTCGATGTTATCCCTGCGCTATGCACAGCGCTGGAATGCACACCAAATTATTTATTTGAGTTCTGTGAAGCGGTAAACGGCTAAGGAGGAAATGACATGAAGGAAAAACTGGAACAGATCGAAAAGGAACTGGAGGCTGTCGTGTTTGTGCTTGGCTCGCTCAGGCGCGAGCTGACGGAACTGGCCGAGAAGCTGGAAGCACAGGAGGACGACCTGAAATGAAGACAGAGACGAAGCCATTGTGCAGCGCTTAGGGAGGGAAGAAGATGACGATTTCTGAGACCTATGAGTTTTTAGACAGTGTACGGAAGATGGAAGCGGAGATCGTGAAGAAGCAGCTCCAGCACGACGAGCTGCAGAGCTGCCTGCTGCCGAAGGCGATCACGTACGACAGCGACCGGGTGCAGACCTCACCGGATGACGCGATGAGTAAGATCGCCTCGCGGGTCCTTGACTTGGAGAAAGAGATCCGGCAGATGCGTGCACGGAAGGCGAACAGGATCGTGACGGTCAGCACTGCGATCTCGAAGCTGGAGAACGACACCGAGCAAATCATCCTGATGGCGTTCTACGTCGGGCGGCTCCCAGCATCCAGGATCGCCGAGATCACGCACTACACTGTCCGCGGAGTCTACAAGGTGAAGCATCGGGCGGTCGTGCACATGGCGGAAAAGTGTTCACAAAGTTCACCATGACCCTGTGATATTATTAGGGTGTGTTCAAAGACTTGCTGTTCATCTTTCGTAACTCCTTACTTAGAAGGCGTCGGAATCTTCCGGCGCCTGTTTTATTGCCCGGAGGTGTCTTGTGTCCAGAAAATACGATCGATGGCTGACCGAAGAGGGCCTGCTGAAGATCACCGGCTGGGCGCGCGACGGCCTCATCGACAAACAGATCGCCCACAACATGGGCGTCTCTTATACGTCCCTGAGGGAATGGAAGAATCAGTTCCCGGCCATCGCGGAAGCGCTGCGCAAGGGGAAGGAGGTCGTCGATCGTGAAGTTGAGAACGCCCTTTACAAGAGCGCGATCGGCTACACACAGACGATCCGGAAACCGGTCAAGGTGAAGATCGTCGACTACGATCCGGAGACCGGCAGGAAGATCCGCGAGACAGAATCGTGGAAGGCCGTCGAGGAAGAAATCCACGTGCCGCCGCAGGTGACGGCGCAGATCTTCTGGCTGAAGAACAGGAAGCCCGACCAGTGGCGTGAGAAGAACGACCTGACGCTGACACCTTCGAACGGTGTCCTGGAGTCCCTGATCGAGTTGGAAGGGGGCAAGAAGTGAGCGCGGTCACATGGAGCCCGAAGCAGCGTGAGCTGATCATGGCACCCTTCGATCATACGCTTGACTGGATGGAAGGAACACCGAGATCCGGAAAGACGACAGCGGCAACAGCACGCTTCACGCGGCACCTGATTGGCTGCCGGGACACGAATCACCTGGTCACGGCCTACAGCGCAGAGCAGGCGTACAGGCTGATCATTGACGGGGACGGCTTCGGCCTGATCCACAACTTCGCTGGTTATGTAAAACCAAGCCACGACGACGAGGGCGCGCACCTGCTGATCACGCTCCCGGAGAGTCGTTATGGATCCGAGAGGAACGTCCGGAAGGTCTACTGGAAGGGCGGCGGCAAAGCTGACAGCCACAAGAGCATCACCGGCATGAGTCTCGGGTCGGTCTACTTCTGCGAGATCAACCTGCTGCACATGACGATGATCCAGGAGTGCCTTCGCCGTACATACGCGGCAAAGGATCGCTGGCACATCGCAGACTGCAACCCGCCTGCACCGATGGATCCGGTCATCAAGGAAGTCCTCGAGGTGCAGGACTGCAGGTTCATGCATTGGACCTGCGCAGACAATCCAATCCTGACACCGAAGCGTCTGGAAGAGATCAAAACCGCCTGCAGCAAATCGACCTTCCTCTGGAAGCGCGACTGGCTTGGGGAGCGGACGATCCCGCAGGGCGTCATCTATTGGATGTTTGACACGTCCAGGCACATCCTCGACAGGATCCCTGATGGGCTGACAAAGCTTGAGATGTTCTTCGCCGGTGATGGAGGCGCGACGGATGCGACCTCGATCGGGTGCTATGTCGTCTGTATGTTGGGCGACAGGAAGCACAGGCTTTTCCGCGTCGGTAACTGGCACTACGACGGCGGCCAGATGGCCATGAGCGACCAGGCGCGTCACATCTGCGGCGAGTTCATACCGGCGATGCGGCAGAAGACCGGGATGCGCGAGAGCTGCATCATGATCGACCCGGCGTGCAAGGCGCTGAGGCTCGAGATCGACAAGCTCGGATATTTGACGAACAAGGCCGACAACAACGGCCACGATATAAAGGGCACCAGCAAAGGGATCAAGGTTGGCATCGAGGAGCTGCAGAACGCGATCAGCGACGGCCGCTTCTACCTGGTCGACGATCCGCGCTACGGTGTTGAGCCGGCGATTAAGGAAATTGGCCTGTACTGCGTGGACGACAACGGCGAGCCGGTTGACGCGTACAACCATTGCTGTGATGAAATGCGATACGGTCACAACTACTTCGCTAAGACATACGGGTACTGGTGATGTTTGAGAGGTTCAAAAAGATAATGCAGGACGCACTGACAAAAGCAGGCGCTCAGACGCTGATCGGGAAAGAATACAAGAGCATTTTTGACCTGGAGGGCGTCCCGGCCTATAACGAGTTTTACAACTTCGGGATCTTCCCGTGGAAGTACATCTATAAGGGCTTCTATAAGCCCTGGCACGTGGTCGCCGCTCCGACAATCGCGAACCCGGATGCAAAGCGGAACCTGTCCTACCTGAGCCTCGCGAAGGCCGTTTGCGCCGAGCTGGCCGGGATGGTCTGGACGGACCAGTGTTCTGTCGACGTCAGCATGGAGGGCTTCGATGGTGAGGACGATCCTCTCTGCGACTTCGTGCATGAGGTCCTGGAGAAGAACAACTTCGGACAGAAGATGCAGGAGCTGATCGAGCAGGGCGCGGCGCTCGGTGGCGCGGCTATGAAGGTCTGGCGCGAGGCAAGATATGACGCGAACGGCAACGAGATCGAGGGCACCGGGAAGATCCGGATCGGCTATGCGATGGCCGATCAGTTCGTCCCTATCGCCTGGGACAACGCGACAGTGAACGAGGGGATCTTCGTCAGCAGGCAGGCGAAGGGCGGTTACTATTACACCCGCCTCGAGTGGCACAAGTGGGACGGACTGACATACGTCATAACGAACGAGCTCTACCGTTCGGAGATACGCAGGGGCGGCTACGGCGAAGCGCAGGACATCCTCGGCTTCAGGTACCCGCTTGCGGAGATCTATCCGTATCTGGACGAAGAGACACGGATCGACGTCGAAGAGTCTCTTTTCTCTTACTTCCGGACTCCGATCGCGAACAACATTGACGATAACTCGCCGCTGGGTGTCTCGATGTACGCGAACGCACTGGAGACGCTGCACGCGATCGACATCTGTTTCGACAGCTTCGTCCGGGAGTTCCGTCTCGGTAAAAAGAGGATCATTGTCCCGGCGAGGATGATCCGGCAGGTCCCGGATCCCTTGACCGGCAGAATGATCCGGTACTTTGACGCAAACGACGAGACTTACGAGGCGCTCTCGACTGATGATCCGGACACGCTGAAGATCCAGGACAACTCCGTCGAGCTGCGTGTGGAAGAGCACGTGGAGGCGCTGAACGCATTCCTGAATATCTTCTGCCTGCAGGTCGGGCTGTCCGCGGGGACGTTCTCTTTTGATGCACATGACGGTCTCAAGACCGCGACGGAGGTCGTCTCCGAGAACTCGAAGACGTACAAGACCGTCAAGAGCTACCAGAACCAGATCACGCCCGCCATCAAGCGGATTGTGGACGCGATCATCACGGTCGCGCGCCTCTACGATATGGACTACGAAGGCCAGAAGATCGAGGCGCTCGCGTCGCGCGGCTACGAGGTCAAGGTCAGCCTTGACGACGGGATCACGCAGGACCGGCAGACAAACATCAACGAGGGCATCACGCTCGTCGGTGCCGGCCTCATGAGCAAGAAGACGTTCCTCACCGATCCGAAGTACGGGCAGAACCTGACCGACGAGGACGCAGACGCAGAGCTGCAGCGGATCGCGCAGGAGAACACCGTCACCCTGCCGCGCCTTGACGTGATGGACTACAACGGCGCGGAGTGACCACAACGAAAGCAGCTGCCCGGGTAAGCTGTGAGTAGCCTCACCCCGGCTGCCGGTTAAGCCGGGGACATTGAGGAGAGAACGATGACTCCGAAGGACATTTTGGACATCTCGGAGCCGGTCGAGGAGATCTACCAGAGAACCGTTGACGAGCTCCTGATCAACATCGCGCGACACTTCCAGATCACCGGATGGGAACGGACGCGCTATTGGGAGATCAAGAAGCTCAGCGAGCTCGGCGCGCTCACGAAGGAGAGCGTCGACATTATCGCGAAGAACACCGGCATGCTGCCGGAGGAGATCGAGAGGGCCTTCCTGCAGGTCAGCGAGAAGGCGTGCCTCGACATCGACCCGCAGCTCCGGGCGGCTGCGGAGAAGGGCTTCCTGCAGGATCCCGGAACCAGCGCGACGACCTCTCCGGAGATCCGGCGCATGGTGACCGCCTACACCGAACAGGCGGTCGACAAAATGAACATGACAAACACGACGATGCTCGAGTCGACGCGGCAGGCATACGTCCGCGCCGTCCAGCAGGTCGTGAACGAGGAAGAGCTGCAGGAAGCGAAGCGCATCCTCGAGACGCAGTCCCTCGCCGTTGTGACGGGCTCTGAGACCCGTACACGGGCTATCCGGAAGGCGATGGACGATTTGTCGAAGACAGGGCTCGCGGGCTTCTACGACAGCGCAGGGCGCGCCTGGAGCCCGGAAGCATATGCCGCGATGGTAGTCAGGACGACATCCCACAACGCGGCGATCGAGTCCATCCGGGCGAGGCAGCAGGAGTTCGGCGGCGGCGACGTCTTCCAGATCAGCGTCCACCCCGGCTCGCGTCCCTTGTGCGCGCCATACCAGGGCGGCCTCTACACATGGGGGCACGGGTCCGGCACGGTCTACGACGGGGACGGCAAGGCTTATGAGTACGACTCGATCTACAGCACCAGCTACGGCGAGGCCGCGGGGATCTTCGGGATCAACTGCGGACATCACCCGATCCCGTTCATCAGCGGCTACAGCTTCCCACAGGACAAGCTGGGGCAGACACCCGAGGAGAACACGAAAGAGTACGAGGAGAGCCAGAAGCAGCGGCAGTATGAGCGTAACATTCGGGCGGCAAAACGTGAGCTCGCGATGGCGGAGGCATCCGGAGACAAGGAACGGACCCAGGAGCTGCAGCATAAGGTCAGCCAGGAACAGGCCAAGATCCGCAGCTTTATTAAACAGACAGGACGCGCCCGGCGATATGACCGGGAGCAGATCGCGTCGAAGGTCATGCCAGGACTGCCGCCGCAGAGCCTGAAACCAGCGGCACCGGCGCCAGCGACACCTGCCCCGAAGACCTTTGAGACCGGGAAGCAAGCGACCGCGTTCTTCGGCGCGCGTCCTGAACGGTCTCTCCGGCGTGAAAACCACGAGGAGTATGACCGGCAGCGGGCCGCGTATGAGCAGAGCATGTACGGCTCGTGGGTGAACAATCTCAGCGGAGAGCAGACGACCGCGATCGGAAATTATTCTGGCGATGCATATTCCGGAATCAATGGCCTGCTGCGGCGCGAGATGACAGAGCGGATGGTCGAGGCATGGGACCGGACAGAGAACATGGGGATCCGGCAGATGATCGGAAACATAGACAGCGCGCTCGAGTCCTTCGAGCTGACCGAGCCCATCCGAGTCTTCCGGACCTGCGACAAGGACGTCCTCGAGGCTCTGAAGCTGGAATCCGGCGCCACCTTCCGGGACGATGGCTTCGTGTCCACCAGTGTGCTAAGTAAGAAAGTAGCCAGCGGGAACATCGTCATGCAGATTGACGTCCCGGCCGGCACCGGCCACGGCGCCTGGATCAACCCTCTCTCGGGAGCGGAGGACGAGGAGTACGAGTTCCTCCTTCCCCGCGGTGCGGAGTTCCGGATCAATGGCGTCCGGCAATCCGGCGAGGACACGATCGTCGAGATGGAATACCTCGGAAGCAGGAAGGGCGAGATCGAATACGCCACGAAGGAAGAAGTGGTTGACAGATGGAAGAGGCTCGGAATCTATGACGAAGACAGGGCAAAGCAAATCTGACGAGCTCACACGCGAGCAGGTCAAACAGATGTTGAAGGGCGACCGGTTCGAATGGATACCCGGAGATCTTGAAAAGATAGAACAGGAGGACAGCGATGGAATGTAAGCACCCGGAGGCGTTCGTCTCCATCAAAAACGGCCAGCGCGTCTGCGGACTGTGCGGGGCGGTCGTCCCGGCACCTGCAGCGGCTGAACCTGCAGAGAAGAAGCCGGCCGCGAAGGCCGAGCCGAAGAAGGGAGGAAAGACCAATGCCCGAAAATGAGATGGAAAAGAAGGACCGGGAGGCATGGGAGGTCAGTGACATGATCCGAAGCGCCGGCGGCATCGTTGAAACAGCTCTCCGAGCTGAAGACGAGGCATCCCGGAAAGCGCTGCGTGATGCAGCGAAGACGATTCTGCAGCAGGCGATCGCCAGACTGGATGAGAGCGTCGGCGCGTCCGATGCAGATGAAGAAGACGAATGATCAGGCACCCTGACGGGGTGCTTTTTTCATGCAAACAATCGCGGAGTGAAGTCACGCGGTAAAAGACACAGCGCGGCCGCATCGGGCCGGAAAAGGAGATGGAAAAATGGCACTTTTCAAAAGAGCAGATCTTAAAGCAAAAGGACTCACGGACGAGCAGATCGAGTGGGTCATGACCGAAGCCGGGAGGTCCCTGGCGGCGAACTACGTCACCAAAAGCGACAGCGAGGCAGCCGTAGAGGCGGCCAAAGCAGCGCAGGAGGAGCAGGATCCGACAAAGTCGGAGGCCTATCTGCAGCTTGCGGCGAAGACCGCGAAGCTGGAGGCGTTTCAGGGCACGGAGTTTGCAGGCGTCAAGGCGCCGTACAAGGACATGATCTGGGGACAGCTGGACCACAGCGAAGGACACAAGCCCTACGCGGAACAGCTGACTGCAGTCAAGGAGACAATGCCGGATCTGTTCACAGCAGAACAGGAAAAAGAAGAACCGCCGCAGAAGCCGCAGTTCGGCGCGCCTACGGAGGGCAGTGTCCCAAAGGGCAACAACGCGCCTAGCTTCGGAGATTTCTGGGGGTTCGGTAAAGCATAAGGAGGAAAATTATGCCTTTTACACCCAGCGCAATTAACTATGCAGTCCAGTACGGCCGCGAACTCGCAAACGAGTATCCGTATCTTTCTTACTTCGGCGACATCTGGGGCAGCCAGAACAGCCGGAGATTCAGACCCATCAACGCGAACAGCATCATGATTCCGTCCATGACGGTCGCAGGCGCTCATGCGGTCGATCGTAACAACATGAACGGTCAGTTCTCCCGGAAGTTCAACCTGGCCTGGGAGCCGAAGGTCATGACGATGTACAGAGAGTGGGACACCATCCTCGATGAGATGGATATTGTTGAGACCAACGAGGTCGCAACAATCGCGAACATCACCAGAACATTCAACGAGTTCCAGAAGATCCCGGAGATGGACGCCTACATGGCGAAGCAGCTCGGCAGCTTCGCGACTGCAGCCTCCACGGCTGACAGCACCGCCCTCACCGCGGCGAACATCCTCAGCAAGTGGGACGACTATCTGGAGGCTATGACGAACGCCCGCGTCAACCGTGACAGAGTGATCTGCTATGTGACGCCCGCGACCTACAAGCTCCTGAAGCAGGCGGCCGGCATCACGCGCTTCCTGGAAGTCGCGAACGGCATCCAGGCGGTCGACAGGAACATCGCGAAGCTGGACGGCGTCCGCATCGTCGAGGTCCCGAGCGATCTCATGCAGAGCGCGTACGACTTCACCGACGGCTTCGTCGCGACGGAGGCGGCAAAGCAGATCAACCTGATCATGGTGGATCCGCTGGCGGTCATCGCTCCGGTCGTGTACGAGGTCTCCATGATCTCCCCGCCTTCCGCAGCGACCAAGGGCAAGAACGTCTACTATGAGAGCTATTACTATGATGTCTTCAACCTCACACAGAGGACCGCAGGCATCAGGGCGAACATCGCCGCTTAATAAGAAGGAGGCAGCCGATGGCGCTCGTCACACTTGAATATTACCAGGACACCTTCCTGGGTGAGTCGATCGCCGAGGATGACTTCCCGCGGTATGAGCTTAGGGCCGAGGAGCTGATCCTCGGCCTGATCAATAAGACGGAGGAAGAGGCAGAAGCCCTCGAAGAAGACCTGCCTGCGTGGCTCACGGCAATCCGGAAGGCCATTTGCGCACAGATCGAGTACTTCCTCGAGTACGGAATCGGCGTCGCGGTCTACGGCAAGGAAGCAGGCGGCGGCTTTACCGTTGGGAAAGTGTCCGTGAACAACGGCAGCGGCTCGGCGGCGGCAGCTGGAGCGCGGTCCATGATCGCGCCGGCAGTCTACACCTACCTCGAGCGGACGGGGCTCCTGAATCCGGCGGTGCCGGTCGCGGGAATGCCTCCGCAGTATTGGGGGTGGTTCCTATGAGTCTCGCACCTATCCCGGCACGGATGCTGCACGACAAGGTCGTTTTTTCCGTCGTAACTGGCATGGACCGGTACCAGCGGAAAACCTACGCCGAATACACCGTGAACAACGTCCACCTGCAGTCATCCAACGAGGTCCGCAAAGGACCTAACGATACGGAGGTACAGCTGCGCGGGATCCTTTTCGTCGATGCCCGCCGCTCGCTCCCGGTCCTCGATCTCTACGCACTGCAGCAGCAGTCGCTTAAGGCGGGGGACACGATGCGGGCGAAGGTGTACGACGCATCCGGAAACGAGACCGGGGATTATGCGGTCCTCATCATTGACGACCTTCCGGATGTCCCGGCAACGCGGCGGCATCATTGGGAACTGGAGCTGGTATGAGCGTAATCGTAAAGACAGATAAAGCCAAATGGATAGACGCCATCAACCAGGCTACGGGCAAGGCCGCGTACGCGCTGGCGGAGCAGATGCTCGCAGACAGTGAGAAGTTCGTTCCGCATAGCGCAGGATCCTCGCAGTCTGCCGGGAACCTTCGGGAATCCGGCAAGGTCGTGCAGGGTGAGACAAGCGGCCGGTTCTATCTGGTATGGGACACGGTTTATGCGCTCTATCAGTGGTTCGGTGTCAGGGCGGACGGCTCTCATCGAGTGCAGCACTACACGACGCCTGGGACCGGCACGCAGTGGGTCGAGAAGGCCAAGGCGCAGTTATCCGACAGGTGGCAGAAGATCGCGCAGAAGGAGTTTACAGATGGATTATAACCAGTTTTTGTACAGTCCGATTGACAAGCTGATTCAGCGGGTCACGGACCTTGCGGAAACGCTTGACCCGTACGCTCCAATCGTGTATGGATCCGATCCGCCGGAGAACGGCATCTGCCTGATCCAGAACGCCGGATACCCGGAAGAGACGCACCTGGATAAGGGCTACATCTTCCGCCTGCCGGTGCTGCTGAACGGGAAGCACTCCGATCAGTTCACGGTCCTTGGGACTCTGACGTCGATCCACGAGCTGCTGACCAAGAAACTAAACTATGCAGACGTGAGCGACGATCAGATCCAGGTGATCAACATCGAGACTACTTCCCTCCCGGCCATCATCGGGCGGGAGCAGAACAATCAGTGGATCTGCGGATCGTCGTTTGTAATCAGCTTTTATTGGAGGTAAGACATGGGAATCACAAAGACAGATTTCCTCGCGGCGAGCATCCCGGAGATTTCTCCGATTTACAGCTACACCGCAGAAATTGACACGACACCCGAAGGGCAGTCCAGGACCTGGGCTAAGCTGTGCGCCGGCTTCGAGAACCTCACAGAGGCGCTCAACGAGCAGGTGCAGCAGTATTTCTTCCTTTGCGGGAACGGCTTCGCCGCGAACTACGTCACCGGAATGGCGCCCACCATGACGCTGTCCGGGCGCAGGGTCCTTGGCGATGCCGCGCAAGAGTACATCTTCGGCAAAAAGTACGGGCTCATGGCAGAGAGGGAGACCAACTTCCGCCTGACCAGAACGAGCGCGGACGGAACCGACACTGCTATTGTCAGCGCACACGTCACACTGTGCAACATGACCGACATCAGCGGAGCAACGACGGAGGGCAGCGCCTGCAGCGTAGAAGTACGCTTCGATGGCGAGCCGTTCGTCGGCGATGCCTGGGAATAATAATAAATGGCGGAGGGGCCTTTGCTCCTCCGCTTATTTTTTCATTGGGGGTAAACACATGTACAAGATCAAGAGAAGCAGACACATCGTAGAGAACCTGCAGATTGAAGACGGCGGCAAGGTCCTTGATCTGGCCGTGGACATCATCATTGACGACATCATGAAGCAATACATCGACCTCGGGAGCCGTCTGGCTAAGCTGCAGGGGATGATCGACGCGGGAGAGAAGAGCGAGGATCTGTATGCCGAATATGGCAAGACCATCGTCGCGTACTTCGAGCTGTTTTTTGGTACGGAACAGACCGCAAGGATCCTGAACTTCTACAACAACCGATACAGCGAGATGCTCCTGGATGTCACGCCGTTCCTGCAGGATGTCGTCGTTCCCGCGATCATTAAGGCGCAGGAGGACACAAAGAACAAGTACAAGGCGATGGCCAAGAGAAGGTACAGATGAGACCGCACGAGCGTCTCCCCGAGTCGGTAACGTACAAGGGGAAACGGTACCGGCTGGATATGTCATATGTCGCCTTTTTTACCGTTTCCGCGCTGATGCAGGACAAATCCGTGCTGGACTATGTGAAGGTGGACGGCGCGCTGGACATCCTTGTGAGGGGAAGACATCCAGTGGATCCCGAGCTTTTGTCTGCGATCTATGACCTCATCAAGGAGGATCGGCCACGATCTGGATCCGATCAGAAACTGATGGACATAGAACAGGATTGGAGCTATATCTGTGCGGCTTTCCAGCAGGCATACGGGATCGACTTGTACAAAGACCGGAAGATGCACATCATCCGCTTCCGATCGCTCCTGCAGGCACTGCCAAAGGACACCCGGATGTCTGAGATCATCGGAATCCGCGCGGCGGAGATCCCGGCGCCCACAAAGTACAACCGGGAACGGATCGCAGAGCTGACGCGTCTCAAGGCTCAATATGCGCTGAGGGGCGGTGAGGACTCGCTGCAGGACGGCTTCGCAAAGTTGTTTGCATTATTGAAAGCGAGGGCAAAAAATGCCTGATGTTGGAAGTGTAAAATACAAGGTCGAGCTAGACGACAGCCAGCTCGATCAGGACATATCGAAAACTGAATCCGACATATCCTCCAAACTTGGCTCCATCAGCAGCACCCTGAACAAGCAGTTTGGTTACCAGATATTCAAAGACGTAGGTGGAGCAGTCGTAGAGGCTGGGAAGGCGATGGTCGGCTTCGCAGCAGACTCCGTACAGACCGGGGTGACCTTCGACAAGAGCATGGCGCAGGTCGCAGCCACAATGGGGCTGACCGTTGACGAGATTGGAGAGCTGCGCGACTTCGCACAGGAGATGGGCGCGTCCACAGCGTTCTCCGCGTCACAGGCAGCGGATGCGCTGAATTACATGGCTCTCGCCGGGTACGACGCAGAGACAGCCATGAGCATGATGCCGAACGTCCTCAATCTCGCGGCAGCAGGCGACATCGATCTCGCCAGAGCTTCCGACATGGTAACGGATGCAAGCTCCGCACTCGGACTGTCCTTGGAAGAGACGAGCGTCATGGTCGACCAGATGGCCAAGGCCTCGTCCAAGTCGAACACGAGCGTAGCTCAGCTTGGAGACGCGATCCTCACCGTTGGTGGTACCGCTAAGAATATGGCCGGTGGGACGACAGAGCTGTCCACAGCGCTCGGCATCATGGCCGACAGCGGCATCAAGGGAGCGGAAGCAGGAACCCACATGAGGAACATCCTGCTCGCGCTGAATCCTACGACGAAAGATGCGAAAGAGGCATTCGAGGAGTTAGGAATCAATGCCTACGACGCGGAAGGCAACCTTCGGCCACTTAACGATACGTTCTCTGAGATGGCCGTTCGCTTGGCAGATTTCGACTCGCAGGGAAGGACAGATATACTGTCCAAGATGTTCAACAAGACTGACCTGTCTGCTGTAGATGCGTTGCTCACAGCAGCGACCTACGACATGGACGGCCTTAAAGAGGCAGTTGGTCAGCTTGGCATCAACTGGGAGAATGTCCGCGTCATTACGAAAGACTGGGGTCTTTCAGCCGAAGAAGGAATGGAGCACATCGTCAGAACTACTGAGAACTGGATTCTCAGCGGTTCAACGATGGAGCAAACACTTGGCCTGCTGAGAGAATCCTACGGCATGACACAGGAGGACGCAGTCGCCCTATTTGAGACTGTTTCCGCAGAGCTCGACAAGCAAGGAAACCGTTGGACGGAGCTGTCCGGGTACATCGACGACGCAGCCGGTTCTGCACAGAAAATGGCCGACACGCAGCTCGATAACCTCGCAGGCGACATTACACTGATGCAGTCTGCTCTTGAGGGTGTCAAGATCGCTATCAGCGATTCTCTTACACCTACACTGAGGGAGTTCGTCCAGTTCGGTGGTGACGCACTCGGACAGCTCGCGGAAGCCTTCAAAGAGGGAGGCCTCAGCGGAGCGGTCGATGCCTTCGGCCAGATACTCAGCGACGGCATCGCGCTCATCGTAAGCAAGGCACCAGACCTCGTAAAGGCCGGGATGCAGCTCATTGAGTCCCTCGGAGGAGGACTCCTCGACAACCTGCCTGTCATTCTGGACGCAGCGCTTGAGGTTTTACTCACCCTTGTAGATGGGCTCATCGACAACATTCCGAAGCTCCTAGACGCAGCCATCAAGCTCATCACAGGGCTCGCCAAGTTCATTGCAGACAACGCAGACACAATTACCGAGAAGGGCGTCGAGCTCATTGCAGCTCTGGTCAAAGGGCTTATACTCGCAGTCCCGGACATCATAAGGGCTATCCCGACGCTCATCAGAGCGATTTGGGAAACCTTCACAAACTTCAACTGGCTCAGCCTCGGCGTAGACATCATCAGAGGTATTGCACGAGGAATCGCAGGAGCAGCAGGAGAGATTGCAAACGCAGCGAGAGAGGCAGCGAGCAACGCACTGAACGCGGCGAAGAGCTTTCTTGGTATCCACAGCCCTTCAAAACGAGCAGCAGAGGAGATTGGTGAGCCGTACTCAGAAGGTGTCGCGGAAGGTATTGACAGCGGCATGGACGAGATAGACAAGAGCGTCGAGCTGATGGGCAGGACGCTTACGGCAGACGTAGCCCTCCCGGACGTGAGCGGATGGGCAGGAAGCCTCGGAGCAGCATTCAACGCGAGCAGCAGCACAGCCATCACGGTCGTGTCTGAACTCGACGGCAGAGAGATTGCCAGAGGCACGGCATGGTACATGAACGAGCAGCTCGCATGGGAGGCAAGATAATGACACCGACGCAGGCGACAACAATGACCGTCAACGGTACGGACATTTTCACCTATAACGCACTCATCGAGAAGTTCTCTGTGAGCGGCACCGAGATTAAGAACGAGACGTACCAAGGGGTGAACAGAACCAACTACAATCTGCTCAATTCTCTCTTCTACATGAAGACGATCACGATCTCAATCTTCCTCAGTGCGGATACCCGGAGAAACCTTACTCTGGCGAAGAGCAGACTGGATAGTCTCATGTGGGGAAAAGTCGAGCTAGGTCTCCCAGACGGATTCTATTACACAGCCACACTGCAATCGACAGGGGAGCTTGCCATCTTAGGCATTGACGACAACTCCGTTATTGCACTCTGTGAGTACACGTTCACCGGGATGCAGCACGATGCGCTCGTCACGAGCACCGGAAACACCATCGACTGCCAGTCTACAATACCGTACACCGATTGCAGACTGACCTGTACGGCATCACAGGCCTATAGCAGCATCACAATCGGTACGGTCACGATCACCGGTGTTGCAAGCGGAGACGTGCTTGTCGTAGACGGCATCAACGGCAGGATACTCCAGAACGGAGCACCGTGCGCAGGAAACATGAGATTCCGACGTTTTCCGAGCCTTACACCGGGGTCGAACACCATCAACTGCCCGGAGGAGCTTACCATCGAATATTACCCCACATACATCTAAGGAGAGGCGATGCTTACTCTTTACCACAACGGGCAGCAGTTGCCCATACAGGACACAGAATACTACGTCCGGGAGCTCGCGAGCGGCCTAGACGAAGTAATCTTCAACCTGTCTATATATGACCCGATTTACGCTGCCTTGCAGGAAGAGGAGCAGATCACTGACCGGGGAGGACAGCGATACCTCGTAAAGCAGATAGACGCAGGAGCGAACAGCGCGAAAGTAATCTGTCAGATAGACCTTGACGCTTGGAAAGCCGATATGTACGAGGAGTACACGAACGGATCCGCGACGGTCTACAGCACGATAGACGGCATCAAGCCGACAGGGTGGACGGTACTTGATAGAGCCGGCATCAACATCCGCAGGACGATAAAAGGAGCATACACTCCTCTACAGATATGCGAGGTGTGTCGTGACACGTACAAAGTATACCTCCGTTGGGATACCCTAGCGAGAACCTGCACCATCTTCCCTATGTCTCTTAGAGCTCCGGCAGGCTCCTTTGCTACGAGGGAGCTGAACCTCAAGGAAATCAACTACAAAGGCAAGTCCACGGACTTCATCACGAGACTGTACGCGTTCGGAGCAAAGGATGATGCAGGAAAACCGATGTCACTGATGAATCAGCGTATCGGTGGACAAGTATATCCATACAAATATGTGGATAACTTTTCCTACTCCAACAAGATTATATGCGGATATTGGATAGACGAGCGGTACACAGACCCGGCAAGCCTCTATGATGATGCAGTCGCCAAGCTTGCTGTGATGGCACAGCCTTCCCGGTCGTACTCTTGCAGCGTCGTAGACCTACAGGCGACAAACCCGGAAGTCTACAACAATCTGGATTTCAGCCTGTTCACGACAGTCACGCTGATAGATGACATCAAGGAAACGGCAGTCAACTACCAAGTTGTCGAGCGACACGCTTACCCTTATCACCCGGAGCTGAACGAGATCATGCTCGACAGCGCTCCTGCCCGAATAACATCTCAGATAGTTAGAATCGCGGACAGTATCGAAAATCCATCGAGCGCTTTTCAGCAGATACTCGACATTCGAGCGCAGCAGGCCACAAACTGGCTCCTCTCTGGAGACGGCTATGTCGTAGCAGTACAGGACGAAGACGGCTCTTGGAAAGAACTCCTCTTCCTCGATACACCAGACATCTCAACAGCGCAGAAGGTGCTGAGGATTAACGAGAACGGCATTGGCTTCTCGACGACAGGAGCAAACGGTCCATATACTAACGCATGGACGATAGACGGACAGCTTGTCGCAGATTTCATCACGACCGGGACACTTACCGCCAACGTGATGCGAGCAGGAACCATCCGCGATCTTGCCGGGAAAAACTGGTGGAACCTCGACACAGGTGAAATTCAGATAAGTGCCGAAGCAGTTGTCGATACCTCCGAGTTTGTCACGCAAGCCCAATTTACAGCCGCCGCAGACCGTATTGCGTCAGAGGTTGTGGAGCAAGTTGGGTCTGGCATCTTTTACAACGTAGTCCCGACAGACAACGGCAACGGAACGGTCACACTGCAAGCCCATGTGTACCTTAACAGGAACGATGCTACACAGACATTTAGTCAGTACTTCTTCCAGTGGTATAAGAAAACCGAGGACAGCAAGGACTTCATTGGGTACGGCTATGAAATCACCGTAACAAAGACCGAATATGGTTACGGTGGTGAGGTAGAGGGGACTTTCCTCATGTTAGAGGACAGATACCCTGTCAACAGTCAAGGTAGATGGGTATTCACACAAAACGGCAGTTATTTCACTCTTGCCACGTCACAGGGGGAATTGCTGTTTGCTCAAGGGCATCCGATGGTGCTGTCAGAAGCGCAGACCTCTGGAAATGTATACCCCGTGTTTGGGTACGATTATTACGAATAGGAGACAGTCATGGCAGATGTATATGTAAACGCACTAACCACAATCAGCACTGAACCGACCACAACGGACAGCTTGGTTGCGGTCAACAGGAACACCAACGAGGGCAAAATAATTGATTACAATTTACTTGCTGATGCTATCCTCAACAAGATTGCAAGCAAGCAGTTTTCAAGTCTGGACACAACAAGCAAGCTGTTGGTTGGGGCAATCAACGAACTGGATTCAGACATTGCCTCACAGGCGGCTGAAATTAGTTCGTTAAATAGCAGTTTAACGCCTATTTCTTATACAGGATATTCCATTGTTGGGTATAGTTCCACCGACCCTACTCTGAGCTATGTATATATAGTCGGGAAGATATGTATATACTCTCTGGCGTTTAAGGGCGGCACATCTGAAACAACACCCGGACATACAGAGACATTTGTGACAGGGATGCCGAAACCATTGCATGATTCCTATGGTAATGGAATGTCATTTAATGGTAACATAACACAAAATTTTAGGTACAGAGTCACATCAAGCGGTGATACAGGAATTATTACAAATTATTATTCTGGTGTGCGCGTTTATGTGGGTAACCCCGTAATAATGACTGGTGCATATATTATCGCCTAATAGCATGGCATGATAGAAGCACTGCGACTTTTCGTCAAAGACGGAATTGGCGAAACTGCTAGATAAAAAACTAATCTGCGATTGCCACCCATACACCTTCTGGCGGACGATATTCGCTTTGGTTTGCAATTAGCCAAAACGAAAACTCGGTTGCGCTGATTGCGTTGACTCTATAAAAATAAGTACGGTATCCATTACCGCCTGCAGTCTGCATAATAACCCGCGGAACATTGCTGAACGGAGTTGGAAATGTGACCGTTATAACATCTGACATATAATTACCGCCCGCGCTTGCTGTTCCTGTTGTTGCGGCAGGCATTAATCCTGTTTGTATTCTGCTATTTAACGAACTAAATGAGTTCCAATTTTAAGAGGTAAATAATGAGATTTGCCCAAGAAATTTCTATATTCAATCCATATGCGATTGCAGACGCTCTCATTGATATGGGTACCACAATCACCCAGACCGCTGAGGAGATACGCCTAGAAGCGGCGGCAACGTATGCCACGCAGACAGGACTGCAAACGCTGTCCTCAAGGGTTAGCCAGACGGCAACGGCAATCAGCTTCACACTGTCCAAAAACGGAGACAGGACGGCACAACTGTCCATGTCCTACACTAAAGAGGACGGCAGTGTGATACAGTTAGCCGCTCAGAGCGTACAGTTTACTGGACTTGTGACGTTCACGGACTTGTCTGGCACTGGTACCACAATCAACGGCGGGAACATCACAACAGGCACACTGAGCGGTGACCGCATCAACGGCGGCACCATTACAGGCTCAACAATCAGCGGCGGCACTCTGATTGCACAGGGGACTGCGGCAGGGGATGTTGTAATCGGCAATGGACAGGTACACGTACCATATTTACGATTTGTCAAGGACGGCAACGACATCGGTGGCATACTAACTGACTTCACATGGGATGATAACCCGAGCGGCAAACGCCTGTGGACAGGTCACGGGCTTCATGTCACAGCAGAGGAAGATGAGTGGTTTACCTGTGACACATCTGCAAGGTTTACAGGAAACGTGTATAACTCCTCTGGATATGTTCAATTTGTTTCTGACCGCCGCAAGAAAAATGATATTGAGGTTCTGAAAGACGGATACAACACCATCATGAACCTTGTGCCTGTGTCATTCCGATTGAAAGAACACCCAGAGACAAAACACCATGGATTCATTGCCCAGATGGTACAGGAAATTGTCAAAGATGACTGGGGCATTGTTGGAGAAATGCCAGAGGGAGACAGTACAACGCTTACACTGTCATACACAGAACTGATTGCAGACCTTGTTGGAGCAGTCCAGACGCTAGACAAACGTATTAATCAGTTTGACTGCCTTGACACATTAGGCGAGATTGTCGAACTGGTACACAAGCAGAATGAGCGCATTGCAAAACTGGAGGCACAACATGGATAAACCGATTACACTGACACAGAGAGAATTTAAGGACAAAATAGTCCAAGCCATAAACGAGTCTGGACTTCCTGCTTTTATCATTTCCCCTGTCCTCAGACAGGCACTTGATAAGGTGGAAGAGATAGAAGAACAGCAGTATCTTGCCGACAAAAAGGCATATGAAGAAAGAGAGGAAAACAATGGGGAAATTACTGAAACTTGCTGACGGTAGTGATTACACTGCTACAATCTCAAGCACCATCACGGACTTGCATATCCCTGTGGATAAGTACAAGGATGTGGACAGCCTCAAGGCAAAGCTTACACCGACCAACCTTGCAAGCGTTGTCTTTGACGGCAGAGTATACAAAGACCTTGCCCTTGTGGATGATAGTGCAAGCAGAGAAAGCGGCAAGCTGAATGCCCACATCGTTCTGGAGTTGGGCATTGAGGACAGGATTGAGGCAGAGAAACAGGCGGCTGTGGATGCCTACACCATGCAACTGATTGAGGAGGGACTGCTGTGAGGATTTTGGTAGAATCATTACGGAGACTGTACAAGGCGGGAAAGCTGACCATTGAACAGATACAGGAACGGCTGAACAAGGGGACAATCACCCAAGAAGAATATGAGTATATCATCGGGGACTAATTAGTCCCCTTTTTGTTTGGAGGGTAAACCCTTGGATATTACTACAATCATAGTTGCCTGTCTCTCCCTGTTTGGTACGTTGGTCGGTTCTGTCACAGGTGTCATGACCGCAAACAAGCTGACCACATACCGAATCGAACAGCTTGAAAAAAAGGTAGACAAGCACAACAGCATCATTGAGAGGGTTGCCCTTCTGGAACAGGACAATACCACACAATGGAAACGTATTGACGCCTTGAGGGCAGACCTTGAGGCAATGAAAAAAGACGTATATGGAGGTTTAGGAAGATGAATGGAGAATTTTGGCGTGCGGCACTTATCCGCGCAGTGAGGACTGCGGCACAGACTGCCATTGCAAGCATCGGCACCACGGCAGTCATATATGAAGTTGATTGGGTCACGGTACTGGGTACAACAGCCCTTGCAACGCTCCTGTCATTTCTGACCTCCGTTGCAACAGGCCTTCCGGAGGTAGAGTGATGGTACGCATCGCGCAGGCCTCGAAGGATGAGAGGAGCCGGTACACCGGAGGACAAGCCGGTAACCAGAGCGGCAGCGAGCTAAATATACGAGAATGGTACAGCAGGCCGTGGGATACCGTCTTACGACCGAAAACACCAGAGCTCGCACAGAGTGTCGTGAGTGTGTCGCTGAGGCTCGTGAAATGTACGCTGATAGGTTACGACCAGAATCAGCGAACAACACTGTACGACCAGTGCCAGAGGATCGGATGGGACATCAACCGGCTGAACGAGATACAGCCGTGCGAGTGCGATTGCAGCAGCCTTATTGCAGTCATCCTGCGGTTCTGCGGCATCAGCATCCCGAAGACGGTCTACACCGGGAATCTTACGAGCTATGTTCTGGCTACAGGCAAGTTTATCTGCCTCAGAGACCCGAAGTACCTCACCGGGGACGCGTACATCAAGGCAGGAGACATCTTGCTGAACACAGCACACCATGTTGCGGTCGCTGTTGACACCGGAGCGAAGGCACTCAGCTCGACATTCACACCGTACGCAGCAGTTGTCGACGTGAGTTCTTTCCTTAATGTAAGGGAGGGCCCCGGTACGTGGTACCCGGTCTTCAAGGTGAGCGGCACAGATTTCAGATTGCCCAATGGACTCGTAGTTGCTATCATAGAGGAGGTAGACGGATGGGGAAGGCTCTCAAACTTGGATGGTTGGGTGTCGCTGTCGTACTTGCAGCGGTAGCATTTTTTCTCAAGCGAGCGATCTACGACTACTACAGGAACGTACAGCCGTAGCGGAGACACAATTTCCTACAATTTCAAATTGTACCCCAATACAATTAGATTGCGTACGATTTAACGGTATGCGTTTTCCCTGTAATTACAGCATTTTGTCTTAAAAAATTTTGTGGAACAAGTAACCACTGAGGTCACAAAAGTGTCTGAGTGTCCGAAACTGTGCAAATTTACATCAGCGCAGAATTTTTGAATAACTCCACACAATTCAATAGACTATAATAGTTCATACAATTTCACACAATATCCAGGTACCCGGTCATACAATTCAATTTTGTACGATTTAACGTTGTGCGAAATCCCTGTAATTCTAGGCTTTTGTCCCAAAATTTTTTGTGGAACAAGTGACCACCCCCATCATGAATCTGTCTGAGTGTCCAAAACTGTCCGTTTTTTGGTCAGCGTAAAATAAGCAGATAACTACAGACAATTTACGGGTCAAAATTCTGTCCTAACCGGCAGCAGAAGAGCAGCTTGCAACACGGCTTGCAACACGAAGGCTCACGGGTCAGCTAAAATCAACGTGTTTCGGACGAGGATTCGGGTTCGATTCCCGCTGCCTGCAGTTGAAGAAATCCCAGTGTTTTCAAGGTCTACAGACTTTGAGCACTGGGATTTTTGTCGTCTACACGACACGTTCTGACGCAGGAGCGACAAGGCGTGTCAGTCGCTTGCAACATGATTTTGCAACACGGCCTCGCCGTTCACATCTTGCAACACGTTACCAAACACATCATTAATTTTCTCCTCCATCACCTTCTGTTCGGAATCCAGAGTATGACGGTACACGCGGTTCATCGTGTAGGACGTTGCCCATCCTCCCCGGGACATGATGTAAGCATCCGGGATGCCGGCAGCGTGAGCGATAGACACGAAGGCATGACGCAGGTCGTGGAAGCGGAAGGTCGGGATGTCGTTCGCCTCAAGGAGCGCATGGAAGCGTTTAGAGATCGTCCCGACAGAGAGCCGGGTGACGTAGCCCTGTTTCCGGATCAAGTCCGCAAGGAATGCCGGGAGAAGGATATGCCTGTTCGACTCGTCTGTCTTCGGATAATCCTTGATGGTCTGCCTGCCCTTCACGTCGACGACAGCAGCCCGGTGGACGTAGAGGACATTATCATCCCCAAGGTCTTTGATAGACGCAGCCACGATCTCACCGCGACGCATAGGTGCAAGCGCAGCGAGCAGTACCGGCACCTCCATGTTCGTACCTTTTATAATTTGATAAAGGCGCTTCATCACCTCGGCATCCGGGATGTTCATCTCTGGCCGGGAGAGCTTCGGCAGCGTCGGAGCGTGAGGCTCGTATCCGTTGTAGTTTAATACCGCATTAACAAGGTAGAAACAGTTCCGCACCGTTTTAGCGGACAAATCCTCGGCCAGAACATTGACTGCTCGCTGAAGGGCTTTAGTGTCTATTTCGTACAGCCTCATTTTAAGCAGCTCCGGGTAGTACGCAGCCAGAGACGACCGGATCGTGGTGTATCCCCGGATAGTGGACGGAGAGAGCACCGGTGTCTTTATCTTGATGTAATCGTTGATGGCCTTCTTCAGAATTAAAGAAGAAGTTTTCTCCCGGGAGAGCGTTGTGGAGAATTTCAGAGCCTCGAGCTGCGCGAGCTCCTTGGTCTCAGCCAAGAAGGACTTGTACATCCGCTTCCCTTTTTCGTTGTACCCAACAAAGACCTGTGCTCTCCACATCCCGGAGGGGAGCTGAGTAGGCATCTTACACCTCCCTCCTAATTTCAACTACCTTCCCGGCAATGGTGACCGGGAGCTTCATTATTTCCTCATTCGTAAAGACCATCGGGTCGTACGCAGGATTCAGCGAGACAAGCGTAACCCCGGAGGTCGTCTTCTTGAGCTTCTTACAGCAGCCGTCGCAGCCGTTCACGATGGCAATTACCACATCCCCGGTCTCAGCATCATTCTGCTGCTTCACGACCACAACATCCCCATCCATTATAAAAGGAGACATCGAGTCGCCTTTGATTTTGAGAGCGAAGAACTCACCGGTAGCCGCGAGCTTCCGAGAGATTTCTTCCTGCCCGATTATGTTCTCGACAGCAGAGATCGGTATGCCGGCAGCAACGCGGCCTAGCAGAGGAATCATCACTCCGTTAGACGCAGGAGGCATCTCCGCAGCTTCTCCCATTAGGAAGGAAGGAGTAACTCCCAGATAATCAGCAATCATCGACAGCCTTTTCGCGGAGGGAGTAGACCCTCGCTTCTGAGTGTTGTTCACATATCCGTTTCCAAGACCAAGCGTAGTTTCGAGCTTCATCACAGTTATTCCGCGATCCTTGCAGAGAGCGCGAACCCTATCAGCAAATCCTTCCATCATAACCCTCCTTAAAAAATTTTTGAAATTTGTCTAAAAATTGCTTTTCATTTAGAAAAAAAGCGAGTATGATTATGATTGTAAGTTAGATTTAATTCTAACTTACGGGTAGGGTACCATATTCGATTCTAAATTTCAAGAGGAGGCAGGAGCCATGACAAAGACATACAGAGTGAAGATCACAACAGCAGCAGGAACACAGAGCAGCATCATCACAGCTCGCAGCGCAGACAGCGCAGACAAGAAGGCCTACGGCATGATGCTCAAGGCAAAGGGCAGCAGATACATCGTTTACAGAATCGCAGCATAAGGAGGTAACGAGATGGGAACATACAGAGAGCTTGTTGAGAAGGACAGAGCCGAATGGATTGGACAGAAGGTTTGGTTTGAAGGAGAGCAGTACACAGTAGTCGATGTCGATTATAACGGAGCGCTTCTGATTGACAAGAAAGCACGATTCACAGACACGACAGCAGTCAGCAGATTCCAGATTGAAAGGAGATGACGACATGACAAACGAAAGAGCGATGCAGCACAGGATCATCGACAGTTGGCTCGACACTTGCTTCAACAAGAGGCATCAGACATTCGAAGAAGTTCTGGCAGGAGCCGAACGGCTTTACGAGGCCGGTGTGATGAGCCGGGCAGCTTACCGGATAGCGATCTACAGACTTACAGTCGAAACGCTCCACTAAGGAGCGTCTACCGAGGGACAGCCTCCCGGTACTGATGAGACAGGCTTCATATTGAAAGGAGAATAACGATGGTGGACTTCAGAGAGTACAGACAGGCAGTTAAGGAAAAGGTTTTAGAAATCAATACATTCGATAGATGCGGCAGCTTCCCTTGGAAGGCAAAGGTTCTGAAGAACGAGATTCGCCTCGCGAACAGCTACCTCGACGAGGGTACACACTTCACAATCAAGTTCGTCGGCGACGAGGCCGAGCCGCTTACATGGGGCATCTTCGGATACAACACACTCGGCGAGCGCTTCACGATCCGCTGCATCGGTGAGAGCAGATGGGACGATGGCGATACAGAGGCCTGCATCAGAATGGCAATCGACGATGCAAACAAGCACTTCAATTACTGCTACTAAGAAGGAGGAGAGACATGAGAGCAATCACATTCGAGACGACGAGGATTTACGACAACGGCATCTGCGGCGAAAAGCCGCTGAGATGCCAGTGGAGACAGGACAACGGAAGCCGGTGGTCAATCTGGACAGAATCATGGATCAACGGACAGTGGGTGAAAATCGACACAGGCTATCCACTGGAAAATGTTCTTGGAGCGGTCAACCGGTTCCGCAAAGACCCGGAGCAGTACATCATCAAGTTTGAGCTTATCTAAGGAGGAAGAGAGATGAAGAGAACAATCTACCAGAACAAGCGTGACGAAGACAAGTACCTCGAGGTGGTGAGGTACAGCAGCGGTAACTACTACGCAGTCCAGTTCATGAAGTGGGGCAGCATCGTGAACAAGCTTGGCAGCAGGACAGGACGCAGATTCCGGTGGACGAAGAGGAGCCTCGAGGCGCTCCTCGAGGACTACAGAGCGGTCGAGCCGTTCGAGATCAGACTGGTACACAAAGGAAGAATCTGGCAGCACGAAGCATAGGAGGAATGAGATGGCAAAGGGACTTACATACGAGGAGCTGATGGAATACGCGAAGCAGCACTACAACAAGGGAGGCGACAGCGTCTACGAATGTTGGGACGAACGCACCTACAACGAGTACGTCGAGATGTTCGGGGCAATCACGAAGCGCAAAGCTCTGGCGATGTTCCGAATCGACTACGAGGTAACGAGAGATCGGATGGGATGGTAAGGAGGAGAGAGATGGAGTTCACAAGAGAAGATATCGAGAAGGTTTACGACGAGCTTGACAGGAGGATGGAAATCGACATCAGAGATGAAGCCATCCCGTGGAACGGAGATAGCATCCGAGAAGAGAGAGCATCCCGGTTACAGGGAGTATACGGAACAATCATGGCGCTCGCCCCGGATAAGAATTGGCAGGAAGTCGTAAGGTGGTTCGGTGAGATTGAGGAAGAGAGATACGGAGGTATGAGATGAGAAGAACAGCAATCGTATTTGACGCAGCGAGAGAGGGATACGGGATTGACCAGATTCGCAATCCCATGACGGTAAAGGAGCTGAGAGAGATTCTCGATGATTGTGAGGACGACGATCTCGTAATACTGTCCCACGACAACGGATACACATACGGCTCGCCGAGGTACCCGGCATACTACTGCGAAGGCAGCGACGGAGAGTGGGGAGAGATTTGAGGAGGAAGCATGAGAGCAGAGTTCGTAGAGGTCAGATATTGGGACGGCAAAATCAATGACGTGTGCGTCACAGCGTTCACGAGAGCGGAGGCTCTGGACAAGATAGAGGAGCTCGTCAAGAACAAGGGATACATCATGAACATCGAACAGTTCAGCGTACCGGTAGGAGGAGAGAAATGAGAGCAGGAGACAGAGACGACTGGTTCGAGCTTTGGTTCGAGGACAAGAGAAGCATCGAAGAAACGATGATTCGGAACATGATAGCAGACATCGAGGCCGGGTACGATCCGACCGGGAACATCATCAAGATGGAGCGCGACGAGATACAGCAGTACAGGAAGGAGGTAGATGATCAGATAGAGCGGTTCAAGGAGATGGAAGACGCAGCCGTCAACCGGTGGTGCTATTACGACATGAAGAAGAGAGGAGCAATCGCATGAACAAGTACAAAGTCTATTACAGGCCGAAGAAGGACAATAACTACAGGGAGGCAGAGATCGCAGCCCCATCCAAGAAGCAGGCAGCTCAGCAAGTACACGAGGCATTCGAGGACTACGGAATGCCGGTCAAGATAGTTTACATTGAGGAGGTAGAAGCATGACAGACAAGATTACAACAACAGATTTAGCAGACTTCGGCTACAGGGAGCTTGGCCTGCTTAGAGAGATCATCGAAGCTATGGAAGACCACGGCCTCCCGGAAGACTTCGAGAACTGCGGAGTCACTCCGATGTTCAATACTCACAGCGGAGAGGTCTTCCTCACAAACGACGAGTACCAAGTAGCGATGGAACGCGGAGGCCGGTTGGAGAGTTGGTACACACTCAGCTACACAGGCCACGAAGGATTCCTCGACGATCTCTACGAGGATTTCGAGCGAGGTGAAATCTTCTACCGAGACCTCGACGAGCTTGCTGAGATTCTGGAGCGTAACCACGAGTACGACAAGGCCGAGTACGTTAGGGAGGTAATCGAGCAGGAAAGCGCAGGATAATTTTTTTACCCTATAGATAGAAAAATGTCTAATTTAATTGTTTACATTTCGAGTTCTGTATAATACAATGAACTAGACATTTTTCTAAGGAGGACAAGAAATAATGATTCTAGCAGAGAACATATTAGCGTATTGCGAGATCAACGGCATCAGCAGACAGGAGTTCGAGATACGCTGCGGCCTCAGCAACGGACTCGTCTACAAGTGGGAAAGAGGAATTGCAAAGAATCCCACATACTCGACGCTTACAAAGATTGAGAGAGCTACCCGGATACCTGTTAGCCGTTGGATGAAAAAAGGAGGGATATATGCAAAGAGAAAAACCTAAGCCGCTCATCACACGCAGGATCGCAGCCGGTATGGCGATGGAAGGTAAGCGACCGGCAGAGATGGCGAAGCTACTGCGAATCTCGACCCGGACATGGGAGCGGTGGGTGCGAGACCCAACACACTACCTTACACCAGTACGGCTCGCGATGATAGCAACGATCTTGAAGACGACAGCAGCAACACTTATTACGGAGGAATGAAATGGACAGGATACTTGAGACAATCGGAGTTCTGATGTTCTTAATCGGAGCTTCATCAATGGACAGCGCTTCACTGCTTATACCGGCAGTTCTTGTGGTCGCCGGGTTAGGGTTGCTCCTTTTTGCAACATGGGCGTGGAATTACAGAATTTGAGGCCGAAGGCGCTACCAACACCATCGACCTCGCACAAGGATTTAGATGCTGTGATTATATCACAGGGAAAGAAGGAATGAAATGGCAAGACAGTTACTTAACCTCAACACCGAAGTTATCAGAGAGCAGCTTGAGAAGGCAGGACTCACAATGACAGATTTCTCCAAGCTTATGTGCAAGGGAGAAGGCTACGTCGCGAAGGCGGTTAGGCTCGGCAAGATGTACGACACGCAGATGAGACAGGCAGAGGAGCTGCTTGGACTGGAAGAGGGTTCGCTCGAGCTGAAGGAAGAGAAGAAGGAGCCGGTACAGCTACAGCTCGTCCCGGTTGAAGAAGACACCACGATACAGCTCATCAAAGCAATCGAGCGGCAGAACAATCTGATAGCAGCGCTCTACAAGGTAGTTAAGGCAATACAGGAGGGAAACAATGGAAACGCTCAGACAGCTTAGCAGAGAATACGCACTCCTCATGGAGCTTGCAGGAGACCCGGAGGATGAAGAGGCATTCGAGACGACGCTCGAGTCCCTCACATTCGAGATTGACGCGAAGGCCGACAGCTACGCAGACGTGATCGCGGCTATTACGTCCAGAGCGTCCGCGTGTAAGGCAGAGGCAGACAGGCTCGCTACCAGAGCCAAAACGTACGAGAACTCTGTAAAAAGGCTCAAGAATCGCCTCATGGAAGTGATGGTGCAGATGGACAGGAAGAAAATCGAGACTGACCTGCACACGTTCACCATCCAGAAGAACGGTGGCAAGAGGCCGCTCGAGATAGACGAGGAGAATGTACCAGACAGTTACAAGCGAGTGATACTCGAGACCGACAAAGAGCTTATACGGAAATGCCTCGACAAAGGACAGGAACTCGATTTCGCCCGGTACGGAGAGACCGGAACACACTTGAGGATCAGATAAAGGAGGATGGAGATGGAACAGAAGATTTACGCAGCGATCTGCGCAACGATGAAGGACATCGGAGCGGTCGGCAAGAACGATGTGAACACTTTCGACAAGTACAAGTTCAGAGGGATTGACGCGGTTATGAACGCGCTGAGCCCGGCAATGACAAAGAACGGAATCTTCGTAGTACCTTCGGTGCTGAACTGCGAACGCGAGGAGCGCATCAGCGGCGATGGCAAGAAGAACATGATGTACACGGTTCTGACAGTCCAGTACTCGTTCTACGCGGAGGACGGAAGCCATGTCGATGCGGTGGTCGTCGGGGAGGCGATGGACAGGAGCGACAAGAGTACGAACAAGGCCATGTCGGCAGCATTCAAGTACGCCTGCTTCCAGACGTTCTGCATCCCCACGGAGGAGCTTATGGAGGACGCAGACAAGGATAGCCCGGAAATCGGCCAGAAGGCGCGAGAAGGCGCTCCGAAGGTTGAGACGAAGGATTCCGCACCTAAGACCCAAAAGTCGCAGGAGACCGCCGCAGCGAGCTCTGAGCAGTATATTAACGACACGCAGCGAGCTGTACTCGAGAATCTCTGCAAGAAGAGGAAGCTCGACCCGGCAGCGGTGTTCAACGGTTGGCCTTACCTCACGCAGGAGCAGTACGGTATCGCCTGCAATAAGCTCAAAGGAGGAGCAGCGTGATTGATCTGACCGGGAAGGTGGTCTCTCTTGTGAGGGACTACCGCTCCCGGAAGCCGATACTCACGCTAGAGCTTAACGAGGAACCGGAAAGCCTCATCGACTACGGAGACGCAGAGCTGTGCATCAAGATATCCAAGAAGAAGGAGCACAGGAGCCTCGACAGTAACGCATACTTCCACGTCCTCTGCGACAAGCTGAGACGCAGGAACAGAGTGTCGATGGCACGGATGAAGAACATCCTCATAGGCCGGTACGGACAGATTGACTACCTTCCAGACGGAACACAGGTAGTTATCAAGACGAACATCCCGGTAGAGCAGATGCTCGAACAGGAGACACTGCACACGCAAGCCTGCGGAGTGGACGTACAGGATGGCAAAGAGATCATCTACTACAGGGTGTACAGAGGGAGTCACACGTACAACACGCAGGAGATGCACGAGCTCATCGAGGGAACGATCATCGAGTGCAAGGAGCTTGGCATCGAGACAGCTACACCAGACGAGATAGCAAGAATGGAGGCATTATGGGCGAGAAGACACGGTCGCAGATAGGCCGGTCGAACAGGGACAGAGGAGCAGCGGCAGAGAGACAGGTACGCGATCTGTTCCGGGCATTAGGATTCGACGCGGTGAGACGAGGACACGTCTTCGACCACGAGAGCGATGTTGTTGGAGTCCCCGGAATACACATCGAGGTGAAGTACCAGAAAAAACCGGCTCTGTGGAGTTGGATTTACCAGTCGAAGGCCGAGGCCGCGACGAAGAACGACGGACAGCCGGTGGTGTGGTTTAGAAAGCCCGGAGAGAACTGGCACGTAATCGTAACCGGGAAGCTGTTCATGGAGATGTACCTAGCGTGGTACCGGGAACAGACAGCGGATATTGGAGGAACAGAGGATGAATGATAGTTTCGTATTCTACGCGAGCTTCTACGAGGCAATCAGCGAGCTTGACCCGGAGGATCAGTTGGCCTGCTACAACGCTATCACCAGATACGCGCTGTTCGGAGAGGAGCCTCAGAGCGGTGGCATCGTCAAAGCAGTCTTCAAGCTAGTGAAGCCAAACATAGATGCAAACCAGAAGAAGCGCGAAGCAGGACGCAAGGGTGGAGAAGCAAAAGCGAAGCAAGACGAAAGCACAGCGGAAGCAGAAAGCAAGCAAAGTGGAAGCAAACGTGAAGCAAAACGAAGCATAGCGGAAGCAAACGTGAAGCAAAACGAAGCACCATGCGAAAAAGTGCCAAGCAATGAAGATGAAGATGAAGATGAAGATGAAGATAAAAAGAAAAGAGTAGAAAAGAAAAGTCGCTTCGCTCCTCCCTCCCTAGAGGAGGTAACCGAATACTGCCGGGAGAGAAACAACAGCGTGGATCCGCAGCAGTTTATTGACTTCTACAGCTCGAAGGGATGGAAGGTTGGCAATCAACCGATGAAGGACTGGAAAGCTTGCGTACGGACGTGGGAACGACGCGAGGCTACGCGAGCCGGCACGCGAGGGAAGCCGAATCCATTCAACCAGATGATGCATACGGACTATGACATGAAGGCGATAGAGGAGGCGATCTTGGCATGAACACGATTATTGCAGACGACGTTCCGTACCGCTGCTACCTGTGTGGCTGTTATGGCCCTCAGCAGGTACACCATATGCTCCACGGCATCCATCGGAAGAACGCTGACCACTATGGCCTTACCGTACACCTTTGTCCGAAATGCCACCGTGATCTGCACGACAACAGGACGAACGACCTGTTCCTCGAAAAAGAAGCGCAGAGAGCATTCGAGCATCAGTACAGCCACGAGGACTTCATCAAGGTCTTCGGGAAAAACTGGCTATGAACGACGGAGCAGTGAAGGTGCCGTGCAAGGACTGCACGGACAGGAATGCATATTGCCATTCTTCTTGCGAGCGGTACGAGGCGTTCTGCAAGGAGATGGACAAGCGGAAAAAAGCAAAGGAGCTCGAGATCATACTGGATGATGTCCAATACACAGGGCAGCGCAGGATGATGAAGGCACATAACATACTTAAACAGTTCCAGAGGAGGTTACCATGAACACAGTCATTTTGATGGGCAGATTAACGAGAGACCCGGATGTTAGATACACACAGGGAGAGACAGCAACTTGCATCGCCCGGTACACGATTGCCGTGGACAGACGGAAGAAAGACGCAGGAGCAGACTTCATCAGTTGCGTGGCGTTCGGCAAGGGAGGAGAGTTCGCAGAGAAGTACCTCCACAAGGGAACGAAGATCACCCTCAGAGGACACATCCAGACCGGCAGCTACACGAACAAGGATGGACAGAAGGTGTACACGACAGACGTGGTTGTGGACGAGCAGGAGTTCGCAGAGAGCAAAGGACAGCAGCAGGATAGCACCGGATACCTTCCCCCGGACAGCGACTTCATGAAGATACCGGACAGTATTGACGAGGAGCTGCCGTTCTCATGAGGACTTTTGAGCAGATAGACGCGGAGCGGCATCACTTCAGACGGTGGAAAACAAAGCACGTCAAAGCGGTACACACAGCGAGCGGATGCCGGTTCGCATACGATACAGACAAGATAGACGACGAAGACTTTGAGGAGGAGTTGGAGACGTACAGGAGGGAACATCATGGAAAGACTACTGGTTGCAATTGAGCCGGGAGCATTTGTCCCGGAGAGAGCACACCGGGAGGACGCAGGCATCGACCTGCGCTCCCCGGTCGAGTGCAGCGTCATTAAGGGAAACCCGGCTATCATCGACACCGGGGTACACGTAGCGATCCCGGAGGGGTACGTCGGATTCCTCAAGAGCAAGAGCGGCCTAAACGTGAAGCACGGTATCCGCTGTGAGGGAGTTATAGACGCAGGATACACTGGAGCGATTGTCGCGAAGCTCTACAACGACAGCAATACACCGTACCACGTAAGCAAGGGAGACAAGATTACGCAGCTCGTTATACTGCCTATTGCGACACCGGAGATCGAGGTGGTCACGATGATACGCGGAGGCGAGCGAGGCGACAACGGATTCGGGAGTACGGGAAGATAAGGAGAAAAAAGATGAGAACACGGAAAGATAAAAAGCTGTATAACCAAGCACGTTACTTCTCTATTGAAGAGCTTGTTTCTTACACAAGCTTAGGAAGAGAGACAGCAAGAAGAATCGGTACTGAGTCTGGGGCTGCAATCAAAATCGGGAGACGTGTCATTTACGACAGGGCAAAAATAGATGCATACCTAGAGTCAATAAGCACAGGGAGGTAATTATGTGCATATTCGATGGAGATTGCGAACACTGCCCTTACCCGGATTGCGTAGCGACAGAGATGCAGGCTGCAAAGTTCTACAACAGAGAGGAGCAGTCCTGCAAGAAGCGGTACGGCAGAGAACTCGTAAAACAGGTCTTGAAGAGGGAACAGAAGAATGAATTGTATTTACTGCAAAAGCAGTACAAGAGTGATCGACTCAAGAAACATTGATGGCACGATCATCAGATACAGAGAATGCACCGGCTGCGGAAGAGATTTCTACACGCAGGAGGTATCCGTAGATTATGACTACGGCAGAAAGCTGAAGAACAAGAAAATTCACGAGGTTAAGGAGGAACAGGATGAACATACTAGGTGAACGGATGAAGACACGAAAGCAGCAGCTCGAGCTGACATACAAGCAGCTTAGCAAGATGCTGTATTTGTCACCCGGAGCAATCCAATCATGGATGTTAGGGGAAACGCTTCCCCGGGTAGAGATGATACCGGAGATATGCAAAGCCCTTAAATGCACACCGAACTATCTTTTCGGATTTACGGAGGCGATAAATGGCTGACATGATCTACAGAAAAGATGCGATAAAGAAAATCGCAGAACATCTTGGCATACCTGCTGAGAACTGGATGAAAATTGCAGAAGAGTGGATGAAAGATGTGCCCTCAGCACAGCCAGAAATCATTAACTGCCGTGAATGTCAACATTGGAAACAGGGCGAACTAGTAGACAAATGTGGATTGTTGGACTGTTATGCAGATGCGGATTGCTATTGCGCTTGGGCAGTGCGAGAGAGGAGACAGGAATGAGAATAGGATGGCACACAGAAAATCCACCGGACGGTAAAGAAGATTATCTGGTTCAATATGAATCCGGCAACATGGACGTTGCACATTGGACTAACGCTAATCCATTTTGGACAGACCATACTACAGATTGGCATTGGGTGGGGACAGCACAATTTGCTAAGGTTGTTGCGTGGTATCCGTTGCCGGAACCATTTGAAGGGAGACAGGAATGATAGTAGTCAATGAACGGTGGGTAATCCTTGTAGACGAGTACAACTACATCGTAGCTCCGAATAAGCCGATTAAGGACAGCAAGACCGGAGCAGACAAGTACAAAGCCAAGGCATACTGCAGAAGCCTCTCAGACGCGCTAGAACGCGTTCTTGAGGAGGAGGTGAGGATTTCCCTAGCCGATGGCGAAAAGTCGCTTGGCGACGCTGTGAGCACGGTTAGAACCGTATGTGAGGAGATGCGGTCGACCTTCAACAGGATTTTGGAGGACGATCTCAAGTGAGGGAGAGCGAGATGAAGATGGAACCGGTTGATTATATGTTCAGCATCAACGGAATCAGAACGGATATATCGAGGAAGTACATGGAGATCGAGGAGCTGCGCAGTACAGCAATCAGCACCGGAGCGAAGATCAGCGGAGAGAGAGTACAGTCGAGCGGAAACGGAGACAAGACGTCCGGGATCATTGCGAGGATAGTTGACGCAGAGAAGGAGCTCCGCGAGATGGAGGAGACGTACTGTTCTGTTCTCGCAGCGATGCAGGAGGTAATCAACGAGGTTGACGACGACGATCTGAGGCTCGTGCTCACTTTTCGGATGATAGGCAGGATGAGCGGCTCACGTTCTACGGAGGAGCTTCGCATCCGCACCGGGAGAATCATACAGGAGCGGCAGGAACGGAGAATGTACCGAGAGGGAAGGCGAGCACTGAACGATATGCGGTACAACGCAGCATTCCTGCACCTCAAGGAGATTCTGGACAAATACATCAAAAAGCACCGAAAAGTTGTCCTCACATGACCGCCGATTACCGGCGATGACCGCGAATGTCCGAATCGAATATGTTATAGTGTATCATCCGATGTTCCACCATTATAACCCCTTAAGCCCCGAGGTACTTTGTTGCCCCGGGGTGATTTGTTTGGAGAGACAATGAGAGCTGTTTTCGACTTCGACGACACGATCTGCTACCACAAGGACAGAGAGCGCAGCGTAGACGCAGCGAGACCTATTGAGCTGACGGTAGACAAGATGCGGAGGATGAAAGAAGACGGTTGGGAGATTGTTATCTACACGGCACGAGGCCAGAAGTCATGCGGAGGAGATTTGGCGAAGATAGAAGCCAAGTACCGCAGCGTGATAGAGGACTGGCTCGCCCGGTACAAAGTACCTTGCGACGAGCTTTTGTTCGGGAAGCCTCTCGGAGACATTTACGTGGACGACAAAGGGGTAGGACTTGACAAGTTCGGGAGCATGACAATGAAGCTCCTCAAAGGGAACAGCGGTAGCTCGGTTTACAGATGCGGAGAGCACGTACTGAAAACCTGTCCAAACGCGTACGAGCAGGCATCTTGGTACGAACAAGCAGAAACCCTCGGTGTGAATGTTCCGTATGTTTATTCTGTCGTTTTACATACGCTTGATATGTCTTGGATACGAGGACACAGCGCGTCGGACGAGTTCAGCGCAGAGGACGCGATAAGGGTGCTCGGAATCGTGAAGAAGTTTTCCGCAATCAAAGCACCGAAGTTCAACGTCGAGGCGCTGATAGCAAGAGCACAGGAGCATCTTGGCGACAGGATAGAGAAGTTCGACGGCCTGTTCCAGTATCTCAGAGACAACATGGAGACATACGAAGTGTGTTCCTCGTTCTGCCACGGAGACCTGTCTCTGTCGAACATCATCATCGACAACAGAAAATCATACCTCATCGACCCGATAGTGAGACCGGAGTATTCGAGCTATCTGATGGACTTGGCGAAGCTGAAGTTCAGTGTGGAAGGCGGCGAAGAGTTCCTGCACAGGAAGACCGCCAGATACGAAGAGGCTGCACAGGTACTTAACCGGGAGTTGGAAGAGGAAGGCATCAAGAGAGACGTAGAAGCGCTACAGGCGATCTACTGGATACGGCTGCTGAAGTACACGGAGCCGGGGAGACAGGGAGAGGTCATCACGAAAGCAGCGCAGCTACAGCACAGGGTAGCATGGTTATAGGATTTACATCGGTCGTAGGCGATCTATTACACGCAGGCCACGCACTCATGTTGGATGAGTGCAAGCGGCACTGCGATTTTTTATACGTTGGGCTTATCGGAGACCCGACGAAGGACAGACCGGAGAAGCACAAGCCGGTACAGTCAGTGTTCGAGAGGTACTGCCAGTTGGTTTCGCACCGGGCAGTGGACGAGGTGGTTCCCCTTGAGGGAGAAGCAGACCTCGACCTCGCACTGCGGTCACTTCCCATCGACATACGGTTCGTAGGGGAAGATTACAAGGGGAAGGATTTCACCGGGCTGAGAACGTGCCAAGAGCTCGGCATAGAAATCTATTACAACAAGAGGGCTCACGGGCTTAGCTCGTCGGAGCTCAGAGAGAGGGTGGAACATGGAGCCGTTTGTAGTAGCGATACCGTCGTATCACAGAGCTGACAGGCAGGATACACTCCAGTACCTCCGTGAAGTCGGTTTTTCTGTCCAACGTGTGTTCCTGGTCGTTCAGACGGAGGAAGACTGGGCTGCATACCAGAAGTACAAGGAATGGGCTACAACTGTGTATATTTCGGCATCCGGGATAGCACAGGCCAGAAACAACATCCTCGATTACCTCAGCGGCAGGCCGATACTCATGATGGACGACGACATCTCCCAGATCAGCAGGCTGACGGAGAACGGCCTCGAGAGGGTGGATGACTTCGAGGAGACGTTCCAAAAGCTCTTCGACCGGGGAAGCACGTTGTTCGGCATCTACCCGGTACACAACGACTTCTTCATGAGCAGGACGGTCAGCACGAAGGTCACGGTGAATACCGTGCTCGGATTCCCGGCAGACAACAAGCTGAGATTCGACAGCAGCCTGCTCGCCAAAGAAGACATAGACCTCTGTGCGAGGATCCTCGACAGAGGAGGCAACGTCATTCGGTACAATTACCTAGCACCGAAGGCAAAACACCGGACGAACAGCGGTGGATGCCACGACACTTGGAAAACAAAAGCGAATGAAGCTGCAGCAAGGCGGCTCGCGATGACATACCCGAAGGTGATTGCCAGACATCCGAGCAAGCCAGACGAAGTGAGGGTGATTATTAAGGACAGGAAGGTGAAAGCATGAACACGGAGATCATGAAGCTCGAGGACATCAACCCTGCGCCGTACAATCCCAGAGTACCGATGAAGGATGGGGACACACAGTACGAAGCACTGAAGAAGTCCATCGGAAGATTCGGACTGGTAGAGCCGCTTGTGGTAAACAAGGCGACCGGAACACTGGTCGGAGGACATCAGCGGCTATCAGCACTGAAGGCAAGCGGAGCAACGGAGGCAGAAGTCGTAATCGTAGACTTGCCGCTCGAGAAGGAGAAGCTCCTCAACATCGCGCTGAACAAGGTGGAAGGAATCTGGGACTTCGAGAAGCTTGACGATCTGTTCCGAGAGCTTGACCCGGAAGACATTCCCTTCACAGGTTTCTCAATGGACGAGATCGGGAACCTGTACGACGATGAGCCGCTCGACATCGAGTACGAGGAGCAGGACATCAGCTTCGGTGATGATGCAGAAGAGAAGTTCACCGTCTACCTTTCCTTCCCGACAAAGGAAGATGCAGAAGAGTGGATGGCCGACAGAGGGATAGAGGGAGAGTTCTCCAACAAGCGAGCACTCACCGTAACGATGAAGGGGTCGAGATATGGTACAGAACATTGAGATAGGCAGGCTGCACGAAGCAGCATACAATCCGAGGATTGAGCTTGAGCCGGGGATGCCAGAGTACACAAAGCTCCAGAGAGGCATCGAGGAGTTTGGATTGGTAGAGCCGGTGGTGTGGAACGAGGAAACCGGGAACGTAGTTGGAGGACATCAGCGGCTGCGTGTGCTGAGAGACCTTGGATGGACAGAAGTGCCGTGTGAGGTTGTGCACCTCAGCCTCGAGGACGAGAAGGTGCTCAACATTGCCCTCAACAAGATTAAAGGCGAGTGGGACTACGAGAAGCTCGACGAGATTCTGAACGGCTATGAAGTCGACGAGGCGACGCTCAGCGGCTTCACGGCAGACGAGCTCGCACTGTCTTTGGCGAAGGTAGATGACATCGAGGATGACCTCCCGGAGTTTGAACCGGCAGGCGACGACGAGCTGTTAGGCTCGTATGTCATTCAGCTTCAGTTCGCGAGCAACGATCTTGCCAGAGATTGGGCAGAGAGGGAAGGCTTCCCGGGACAAATTAAGCCCGGAAGCAGCACGACAGTCATCCGAATGGACTAGGAAACAATTTCCTACAATTTCCGATTACCACTAACTACGATTCAATTTTGTGCGATTTAGTTTTGTGCGTTTTCCCTGTAAATAAAGGATTTTGTTCCCAGTGATTTCTTAGGGGAAACGACCATCGAGGTCATGAAAATCCGAGAATGTCCAAAACTGTCCATTTTCGGTCAGCGCAGAATAGTTGCACAATTTACGACAATTTATGGAACTAAAAAAGAATTATTGCTCCCCGAGATGGACGATGGAGATACCAGACTGCTCCATGCCAATGACTTTTGACACCTACAGCAAGTGCGCGTACAACTGCCAGTACTGTTTCAGCTACTTCCAGAAGAGTCATTCGATGACCGGGTATCTCGACGGCATGGTACGTTGTGTAGACCCGGAGAAGGTTAAGTCGCTCTTCACCAAGGCGCTCTCCAACGACGTAGAACACGCGAGCAAGAGCGAGCTGCAGTTCTTTCCCTACATCCAGAGCAGACGCATCATGCAATGGGGAGGACTGGCAGATGAGTTTGACGAGTATGAGCGCAGAGCAGGCATCACACTGGAGCTGTTGCAGTTCTTCGACAGCATCGACTATCCGCTGAGCTTCAGCACGAAAGCAGCATGGTGGACGAAGGACGACAGGTACATGAGCCTGTTCAGAAAACACGCACACAACTGGCACGTAAAAATCTCCATAATCTGTCTTGATCCTGTCAAGGCGAAGGTGGTAGAGAAGGGCGTACCGTCTCCACAGGAGCGGCTGAGTGCTCTCCGAAGGCTCGCAGATATCGGGATTCATTGCACACTCAGATTGAGACCGTTCATCATCGGAGTTTCCAATGACTGGAAGGAGCTTATAAACGAGGCGAAGAAGGCCGGTTGCGACAGCGTGACGACAGAGTTCTTCTGTATGGAGAGCAGAGCGTCCGAAGATCTGAAGTCCAGATACGCAGAGATGAGCAAGGTCGCCGGGTACGACATCCACAAGTTCTACATGGCGAACAGTAAGCAGCAAGGATACAAGCGGCTTAACCGGTCGCTGAAGGCTCCAATCATCAAGGAGATGCGAGAGCACACACACTCGCTCGGGATGCGATTCCATGTTTCAGACGCGTTCTGCCGGGAGTGCAACGACGCGATGAACTGCTGTGGAGTTCCCCCGGAATGGAACGTCAGCAGCGCAGGCCACATCGGAAACGCGATACTGATTGCCAGAGAAAAAGGCGAAGTGCGATTCAGTGACATCGCACCGGATATTGAGAAGTTCTTCGGGAGCTTTAGATGGGCAGACGCAATTGGATACAACACCGGGAGCAACAGAGCTCGTGCTCTGAACTACGCTACCACGATGGCAGAGTTCATCCGTAACAACTGGAACAACGTCAAAGGCGGCGACAGTCCTGCAAGGATGTACGGAGGAATATTACAGCCGGTAGGCCGAGACGAGAACGGTGATGTCATCTACAAGTACATGGGTAAAGCATGAATTCATGGGATAGACAGCCGAAGGAGACCGCATACGCATACGAGGCTTTTACAGCGTACCTCGACCTACGGTCAAACATCAAGGTAGCGGAGCGGCTCGGACGGTCTAAGGATTCGGTCAACAAACACTCACAGCGTTACAACTGGCCTCAGCGATTGCGAGACTATGATGCGTACATGAGGCGCGTAGCGGACGAATCGAAGAAAAAAGAGATCGAAGAGATGAACCGGAGGCAGGTGCAACAGGGAATGCTGATGCAGAAGGTTGCAACAGACCGGTTGCAGGAGATTGTCAAGTCGGACGAATCTATTTCGGTCAAACTGCTCGTATCCATGATTATGAGGGGAGCAGAGATGGAACGGAGAGCACGTCTATACGGAGTTGCAGACGAGGCCGAGGAGAACGGTGGCAAGAGCACAAACGGAGTGCTCGAGTCGATACTGGAGATGGAACGCGATGGAATGGAGTGAAAAACAGCGGAAGACAATCATGGCTCCGTTCACACACACCATCGACTGGTTGGAAGGAACACCGCGATCTGGCAAGACGACAGCAGGCATAGCGAGATTCACACGGCACCTCATCAAGAGCCGGGACACGAATCACCTAGTCGTCGCATACAGCGCAGAACAGGCATACAGACTGATTATCGACGGAGATGGATACGGCCTCCTGCATAACTTTGCAGGAGTAGTGAGACCGTCGCACGATGATGAGGGAGCACACCTTGTTATAACCCTCCCGGAGAGCCGGTACGGAAGCGACAACATCCGCAAGGTGTACTGGAAGGGAGGCGGCAAGGCAGATAACCACAAGGCTATCACCGGTATGTCCCTCGGAAGCGTTTACTTCTGCGAGATAAACCTCCTGCACATGACCATGATACAGGAGTGCTTGCGAAGAACATACGCAGCAAAAGACCGGTGGCACATCGCCGACTGCAATCCCCCAAGTCCACAAGACCCGGTGCTCAAGGAAGTGCTCGAGATACAGGACTGCAGCTTCACGCACTGGACTTGCGCAGACAATCCGATACTTACCCCGGAGAGACTTGACGAGATCAAGACAGCCTGCTCGAAAAGCCCCTTCCTTTGGAAGCGAGACTGGCTCGGAGAGAGGACGATACCACAGGGTGTCATCTACTGGATGTTCAACGTGGACAAGCACATCCTCAAGGACATCCCGAAGCAGGTCGCGAAGATAGAGATGTACTTCGCAGGAGACGGTGGAGCAACGGACGCAACGAGCATCGGATGTTACGTCGTAGGAATGCTACAGGACAGGCAGTACGCCCTGTACCGCGTAGGGAACTGGTACTACGACGGAGGCCAGATGGCGATGAGCGATCAAGCCCGGCACATCGTCGGGGAGTTCATGCCGGCTATGCGGCAGAAAACCGGGATGCGCGAGAGCGGCATCATGATAGACCCGGCCTGCAAGGCACTGAGACTCGAGATAGACAAGCTCGGCTGCGTTACGACGAAGGCAGATAACAACGGGCATGACATCAAGGGGAGCAGCAAGGGCATCAAGGTCGGAATTGAGGAGCTACAGAGCGGCATCACAGACGGACGGTTCTACATGGTCGACGATCCGCTTTACGGAGTAGAAGCAGCAATCAAGGAGATAGGCCTGTACTGCGTAGACGACAACGGAAACCCGGTCGACGCGTACAACCATGCCTGTGATGAGATGAGATACGGGCATAACTATTTCGCCAAGAACTACGGGTACTGGTAATGGCTATTTTTGAGAGGATAAGAAAAATCATGCAGGATACGTTGCAGAGGATTGGCACAGCGTCGGGTGTATCGAAAGAGTTCAAGGACATCTTCGAGATTACAGGAGTACCGGCATACAGGGAGTTCTACAACATCAGCATTCTTCCATGGAAGTACCTGTACAAAGGCTTCTACAAGCCGTGGCACTTCATCCCGGCACCTACGATTGCAGACCCGAACAATCACAGGAACATGGCCTACCTCAGCCTCGCCAAGGCCGTCTGCGCAGAGATCGCAGGAATGGTCTGGACAGACCAGTGCGAAGTGGATGTCTCGATGGAGGGAAATCAGAGCGAGGAAGACCCTCTGGACGAGTTCGTGAACATGGTGCTGAAGAAGAACAACTTCAACACAGCGATGATCGAGGCAATCGAGAAGGCAGCAGCCCTCGGAGGCGAAGCACTCAAGGTCTGGTACGAGGTACGCAGAGATGCGGAAGGAAACGAGGTACCCGACAGCGGCAGGATTCGCATCGGCTTCGCAATGGCAGACCAGTTTGTGCCGGTCTCTTGGGATAACGCAGGAGTGAACGAGGGTATCTTCGTTACGAGGACAGCGCGAGGAGGATACTACTACACGCTTCTGGAATATCAGCTCTGGGACGGACTTACCTACGTCATCCGCAACGAGCTGTACCGGGCAGACAAAGCACAGGCATCCGGAGAAGCGCAGGACATCCTCGGGTACAGGTATCCGCTTGACGCACTTTACCCGCACCTCGACGAGGAGACCCGGATAGAGACGGAGTACAGCCTGTTCAGCTACTTCCGAACACCGGTCGCCAACAACGTAGACGACAACAGCCCTCTCGGAGTTAGCATCTACGGAAATGCTCTTGAGACGCTTCACGCGATCGACATTTGCTTCGACAGCTTCGTCCGGGAGTTTAGGCTCGGCAAGAAGAGAATCATCGTACCGGCCAGAATGATCCGCAACGTCACAGACCCGGTCTCCGGGAAGCAGGTACGTTACTTCGACGCAACGGACGAGACGTACGAAGCACTGAGCACGGATGACCCGGACAGCTTGAAGATACAGGACAACAGCGTCGAGCTGCGTGTAGAAGAGCACGTCGCAGCGATGAACGCTTTCCTCAACATCTTCTGCCTTCAGACTGGACTGAGCGCAGGAACATTTTCATTCGATGCTCACGACGGGCTGAAGACCGCAACGGAAGTCGTCAGCGAGAACAGCAAGACGTACAAGACCGTCAAAAATTTCCAAGGCCAGATTACGCCGGCAATCGAGCACATCGTACACGCGATCATCACAGTGGCTTCCCTGTACGACATGAAGTACGAAGGACGAAGTGTAGCAGAGCTTGCGGCAGGCGGCTACGATGTCACCGTGACGCTCGACGACGGAATCACGCAGGACAGGCAGACGAACATCAACGAGGGCATCACGCTCGTAGGAGCAGGCCTCATGAGCAAGTACAAATTCCTCACAGACCCGAAGTACGGCCAGAACCTCACCGATGAGGATGCTAAGGCCGAGTTACAGAGGATAGCGCAGGAGAGTACAGTCACGATGCCGCAGCTAGACGTGCAGGATTTCAATGGCATTGAATAACCGCCATTTTTGGGATTCCTTCCTTAAGACCTCCTAGCGGAAAGCTGATTAAAGGCGCGTCACAAGCGCCGGGAGGTTTTCTACAGACATGGCACAGCTTACACCGAAGGACATACTCGAAATATCGGAGCCGGTAGAAGCGGTTTACCAGAGATGCGTGGACGAGCTTCTCATCAACATTGCGAAGCATTTCCGCAAGCCCGGAAACGAGCGTACACGCTATTGGGAAATCAAGAAGCTCAGCGAGCTTGGTGCACTCACGGAGGAATCTGTGAAGATCATCGCCAAGAACACCGGGATGCTACCGGAGGAGATACAGAAGGCGTTTCTAGAGGTGAGCGAGAAGGCCTGTCTCGACATTGACCCTCAGCTCAGAGGAGCAGCGGAGAAGGGTATACTGCAAGACCCGGGGACGACACCATCAACGTCTCCGTTGATGCGGAGTATGGTGCAGGCGTATTCAGAGCAGGCTATCGACAAGATGAACCTCACGAATACCACGATGCTCGAGAGTACGCGGCAAGCGTACGTGAACGCTGTCGAGAAGGTTGTGAGCGAAGAACAACTGGCTGAGTCACAGCGTATTCTTGAATCGCAAAGCCTGTCTGTTACGACACATCAAGAAACGAGAGTCCGAGCAATACGGAAGGCTGTTGAGCAGATGAGCAACGCAGGCCTCACGGGATTTATTGACCGGGCAGGACACAAGTGGCAGCCAGACGCGTACGCAGCGATGGTCGTAAGGACTACGAGCCACAATGCAGCGATACAGGCGATACGGAACCGGCAGCAGGAGTTTGGAGGAGGAGACCTCTTCCAGATTTCCAGTCACACCGGAGCGAGGCCGCTGTGCGCACCGTACCAAGGGTACTTCTACACTTGGGGCAACGGTAGCGGAGAGTTTGTAGACGGAGCAGGACACACGCAGCACTACGAGTCCATCTACAGAACGAGCTACGGACAAGCGGCAGGCATCTTTGGCATTAACTGCGGACACCATCCGATACCGATTATTCCGAGGTACAGCTATCCGCATGACAGAATCGAACAGACCCCGGAAGAGAATGCGAAAGAGTACGAGGAGAGCCAGATACAGCGGCAGTACGAGCGGAACATCCGTAAGGCGAAGCGAGACGAAGAGATCGCGAAGGTGACCGGGGACAGCGAAGCAGTGAAGGCCGCGTCAAAGAAGGTACGAGATGAGCAGGCGAAGATGCGCAGCTTCATCAAGGAGACCGGGAGAGCGAGACGCTACGACCGGGAACGTATATAAGGAGGCAGATATGGAATGCAATCACCCGGAGGCTTACGTCTCCATCATGGGAAGATACCGTGTCTGTAACCTGTGCGGAGCCAAGCTCCCTCTGGTACAGGCAGCAGAAAAGAAGCCGGTGAAGACCGAGCCGAAGAAGGGAGCAAAAGCCAATGCCAGAAAATAATGAAAAAGATAGAGAGGCGTGGGAGGTCAGTGACATGATCCGAAGCGCCGGCGGCATCGTCGAGACCGCACTGAGAGCGGAGGACGAAGCAAGCCGAAAAGCACTGCGAGACGCAGCGAAGACGATCTTGCAGCAGGCAATCGCCCGAATGGACGAGAGCGTCGGAGCAAGCGACGCAGATGAAGACGATGAATGAGCACCTAACAAGGTGCTTTTTTCATACCCAAAAATACGCGAGCACCGGTCGTTACGGGGTGCAATTCGCTAATCGTCAATAGCGTAAAAGGAGGACGTAAAATGGCATTTTCGAGAAAGTTTTTACTGGACAATGGAGTACCGGAGGACAAGATAGACGCAATCCTCGCAGAGCGAAACAGGACGCTGTCAGACTACATTCCGAAGGCAGACGTACAGGCTCAGATCGACGAGGCGCTTAAGAACGCTAAGCCGCAGGAAGTCGACGTTAAGACCACACCGGAGTATCTGGCTCTTGCCGGGGAGAACGCGAAGCTGAAAGCCTTCCAAGGGGATGACTTCTCTTCTGTCAAAGCTCCGTACCGGGACATTGTGTGGGAAAAGCTCGACCATGCTGAGAAGCATACACCGTACACAGAACAGATCGCAGAGCTTGCAAAGACTATGCCAGACCTGTTCGTAACACCAACAGAAGAACCTCAGAAACCTAGCTTCGGAGCAGCTCCACAGGGAGCAGCGCCTACAGGCCAGAAGGGTGAATCCTTCGGAGATATCTGGGGGTTCGGCAAAAAATAGGAGGACTAAATTATGCCTTTCGTACAGCAGTCTATTAACTACGCAGTTCAGTACGGCAGAGAGCTCGCAAACGCTTATCCGTACCTTTCCTACTTCGGCGAAATCTGGGGCTCCCAGAACAGCCAGAGATTCAGACCCATCAACGCGAACAGCATCATGATCCCTTCCATGGAGGTCTCCGGTGCGAAGGCCGTCGACAGAGACAATCTGAACGGTGTCTTCACCAGAAACTTCAACCTCTCTTGGGAGCCGAAGGTCATGTCCATGTATCGCGAGTGGAGCACCATCCTCGACGAGATGGACATCGTTGAGACCAACGAGGTCGCAACAATCGCGAACATCACAAGAACATTCAACGAGTTCCAGAAGATCCCGGAGATGGATGCCTACATGGCTTCCAAGCTCGGCGCGTTCGCGACAGCCGCAACCACAGTGGATACCACTGCCCTCACGGCAGCGAACATCCTCTCCAAGTGGGATGACTATCTTGAGGCAATGACCAACGCTCGCGTCAACCGCGACAGAGTTATCTGCTACGTCACACCGGCAACATACAAGCTCCTCAAGCAGGCAGCAGGAATCACCAGATTCCTTGAGGTCTCCAACGGCATCCAGAATGTCGACCGCAACATCGCCAAGCTTGATGGAGTCGTCATCAAGGAAGTTCCGAGCGATCTCATGCAGAGCGCGTACAACTTCGCAGATGGATTCGTTGCTACCGCAGCCGCGAAGCAGATCAACATGATCATGGTCGACCCTCTCGCAGTCATCGCCCCGGTTGTGTACGAGGTCTCCATGATCTCCGCTCCGAGCGCCGCTACCAAGGGCAAGAACGTGTACTACGAGAGCTACTACTACGATGTCTTCAACCTCACACAGAGGACAGCAGGCATCAGAGCGAACATCGCTGCGTAAACGAGGAGGTAAGCCGTGGCACTGGTAACCTTAGAGTATTACACAAACACATACATCGGGGAGCCGGTTGCCACGGCTGACTTTCCGAGATTCGACGCAAGGGCTGAGGACTTAGTCCTCGGCCTTATCAATATTACCGAAGAGGGATTCGAGGAGCTTTCTGCCGCTAACCAGACGGCAGTACAGAAGGCTATCTGTGCGCAGATAGAATACTTCCAAGAGTACGGAATAGGAGTTGCGAGCTTCGGCAAGGAGGCCGGTGGCGGCTTTACAGTCGGCAAGGTCTCTGTCAACGAGGGAAGCAGCAGCGGAGGCATCGGAGCACGATCCATGATCTGCCCGGCAGTCTACGTGTACCTTGAACGGACAGGGCTTCTCAACCCTTCGGTATCTACGGCACCGGAGCCGTGGCCTTACGTCTGGGGGTGGTTCTGATGGCACTAGCACCGATTCCTGCCCGGATGCTGCACGACACAGCAGTCTTCCATGTTGTGACAGGTATGGACAGGTACCAGAAGAAAACCTACGAAGACTACACCGTAAGCCATGTACATCTCCAGTCCTCGAATGAGACCCGGAAGACAGGTACAGACGAGGAGGTGCTGCTCAGAGGGATTCTGTTCGTAGACGCGAGGAAGAGCACACCGGTGCTCGACCTGTATGCGCTACAGAACAGCTCGCTCGCAGCAGGAGACACCATGAGAGTCACCGTATACGACGCAAGCGGTACGGAGACAGGAGAGTACGCTGTGCTTGCTGTTGACGATCTTCCAGACGTTCCTGCGACACGGAGACATCACTGGGAGCTTGGACTGGTATGAGCGTAATCGTAAAGACAGACAGACAAAAGTGGATAGACGCGATCAACAACGCGAAGGAGACAGCAGCATACGCTCTTGCAGAGCAGATGCTCGCAGACAGCGAGAGTTTCGTTCCGCACAGCGGAGGATCCTCTCAGTCGGCAGGAAACCTGCGTGAATCTGGAACGGTTGTCAAAGGTGAGAGCGGCAGATTCTACTTGGTTTGGGACACGGTTTATGCCTTGTACCAGTGGTTCGGGGTACGTGCTGACGGTTCCCACAAGGTACACCATTACACGACACCGGGAACAGGTACACAGTGGGTCGATAAGGCGAAAGCCAGATACTCCGACCGGTGGAGAGACATTGCTCAGAAGAAGTTTACGGAGGGATTGAAGTGAACGTGTTCGACACACTCATGGAGGCCGTCGCGACGATGGCAGAGGAAACAGCGCCATACGCGTCGATTGTGTTTGGCTCCGATCCACCGGAGAACGGAATCTGCATGATGCGGAACGCAGGATACCCGGACGAGACGCATCTCAACAAGGGATTCATGTTTCGGATGCCGGTACTGCTCAACGGGAAGCACAGCGAGCAGCAAACAGTGCTGAACGCACTGGAAGCAATACATACGACGCTTACAAAAGCGACGGATTACTCAGAGCTCAACAACGACGAGATTCAAGTCGTGAACATTGAAACGACAGCTTTTCCATCCATTATCGGGAGGGAGCAGAACAATCAGTGGATTTGCGGATCGTCGTTTGAGATCAGCTTTTATTGGAGGTAAGAAATGCCTACAGCAGCAGACATCAAGAACTACACAAAGCCCGAAGTCGCTCCGCTGTATTCCTACAGCGCAGAGATCGACACTACGCCTAGCGCAACGACACCGACATGGGCTACGGTGTGTGCAGGCTTCGAGAACATCACCGAGGCGCTGAACGAGACGGTGCAGCAGTACTTCTTCCTTTGCGGAGAAGGATTTGCGGCCAACTACGTCACCGGCATCGCCCCGACGATCACTCTCAGCGGTCGCAGAATTTACGGCGACGCAGCGCAGGACTACATCTTCGGAAAGAAGTACGACCTCCTCGCAGCGAGGGATACACACTTCCGCATGAAGAGGACTGACGCAGCCGGTGAAACGGAGACTGTCATCAGCGCGAACGTCACACTGTGCAACATGACAGACATCAGCGGAGCAGCCAACGAAGGCAGCGCCTGCTCGGTCGAAGTCCGGTTCAACGGAGCACCGTTCCAAGGGGATGCTTGGGCTTTATGACGTAACGCGGAGGGGTACAAGCTCCTCCGCTTTTCTTTTTAACTACGTCATTTTTATTTTTAATTACGTCATTTCGAAGGAAATGAGTAAGGAGGGAATATGTACAAGATCAAGAGAAGCAGGCACATCGCTGAGAGCCTTCAGATAGAGGACGGAGATAAGTTACTTGACCTTACAGTGGACATCGTAATCGACGACATCATGAAGAAGTACATTGATCTTGGAAGCCGGTTGGCAAAGCTACAGGAGATGGTTGACGCAGGAGAAAAGACTGACGACTTGTACGCCGAGTACGGCAGAACTGTCGTTGCGTACTTCGAGCTTTTCTTCGGTACAGAACAGACCGCGAAGATCATGGAGCTGTACAGCGGCAGATACAGCGAGATGCTCGTCGACATCACACCGTTCTTACAGGACGTTGTAGTCCCGGAAATCATCAAGGCACAGGAAGAGACGAAGAACAAGTACAGAGCACTGGCGAAGAGAAGGTACAGATGAAACCTTACGAGCGGCTTCCAGAGACAGTGACGTACAACGGAAAAAGATACCGCCTTGATATGTCTTACGTCGCGTTTTTTGCTGTCTCAGAACTGATGCAGGACAAATCCCTACTGGATTACGTGAAAGTGTCTGGCGCTCTCGAAATACTTGTTAAAGGCAGGCATCCGGTAGACCCGGGACTGCTTACAGCGATCTACGACCTCATCAAGGAGGAGAGACCGCGCACCGGAACAGACCAAAAGCTGATGGACATCGGACAGGACTGGCACTACATCTGCGCAGCCTTTCAGCAGGCCTACGGAATCAATCTGTACAGAGACCGGAAGATGCACATACTGCGGTTCCGGGCATTGCTACAGGCACTACCGAAGGATACCCGGATGTCAGAGATCGTCGGAATACGAGCAGCGAAGATTCCTGCTCCGACGAAGTACAACAGGGAACAAATAGCCGAGCTAACACGGCTCAAGGCTCAGTACGCGCTGAGGGGCAGCGAGGAATCATTACAAGACGGCTTCGCCAAGCTGTTTGCATTACTTGAAGCGAGGGCAAAAAATGTCTGACGTTGGAAGCGTAAAATACCAAGTCGAGCTAGACGACAGTCATCTCGACCAAAACATATCGAAAACTGAATCCGACATATCCTCCAAACTTGGTTCCATCAGCAGCACACTGAACAAGCAGTTTGGTTACCAGATATTCAAGGACGTTGGCGGTGCTGTCGTAGAGGCCGGGAAGGCAATGGTCGGCTTCGCAGCAGACTCAGTACAGACCGGGCAGACCTTCGACAAGAGCATGGCACAGGTCGCCGCCACAATGGGGCTGACCGTCGACGAGATTGGAGAGCTGCGCGACTTCGCACAGGAGATGGGCGCGTCCACAGCGTTCTCCGCGTCACAGGCAGCGGATGCGCTGAATTACATGGCTCTCGCCGGGTACGACGCAGAGACAGCCATGA